ATGAGGGGGCTGCGTGTCCTCATCGGCGGGGAATATAGCGGGACGATCCGTGACGCGTTCATCGCGCGCGGCCACGACGCCATGTCCTGCGACTTCTCCGCGACGGCTGCCCCCGGCCCGCACTACCGGGGCGACTGGGCCGACATCGAGGGCGATGGCTGGGATCTGGCCATCTACCACCGCACCTGCACCTACATGGCGAATTCCGGCGCCAAGCATCTCTATCGTGGGATGAAGAAGGAGAACGGCATCGACGAAGGCCGCTTCATCGACATGCTGCGGGACGCGCATGCGTTCTGGCTTCACATGCAGCAATGCCCGGTCGAGTTCGCTGCCTGGGAAAACCCGGTGATGCTTGGCTATGCCCAGCTCCTGGTCGGCAAGCCAGATCAGACCGTGCAGCCATGGTGGTTCGCGACCGACCATGCCGGCCCGGACAACGTGAAGAAGGCCACGTGCTGGTGGACGAAGGGTGGCCTGCCGAAGCTCAAGCCGACCGGCCTGCTCGATGGCTCCACAGCCCGCGACGAGGTCTTCCAGATGGCCCCGACCAAGGACCCGGAAGAGCGTCGCATGGCGCGCTCCAGGTTCACGCCCGGCCATGCTGCGGCGATTGCCGACCAGTGGGGTGCGTTCGTCATTGCGAGGAAAGCCGGGCGCCACAATTCCTGTGTCTCGACCGCTGCGCACCCAGACTTTGTGACATCCGGGAGGGCCGCATGACCGATCACTCTGACCTGATCGCGCGGTTGCGGGCCGCATGTGTTGGGCACCCGAGCGCGTCAATCGCATGGCCGCACCGCGTTCTGCACGAAGCAGCCTCCGCCCTCTCGTCTCAGTCCCTCTCCTTGTCGGAGGCGAGGGAAGAGATCGAGAGGTTGAGAGGATTAGTAGCTGGCATCCGCGAGCCGGACCCAGCTACCGCAACGCCCTACGGCATAATCGATCCCGACTATGCGCGGGTCTTCACGATAGCTCGTTGCATTGCGTGGTCTGAAGGTTACGCGCTGATGATGCACGGCAGTTTCACGCGCGACCTGGATTTGCTGGCCGTGCCGTGGACGGAAACCGCTAGCGAACCCGAGCATGTCGTCAACCGGATAGCCGAGGCCTGCGATCTGATGCGGCCGCACCGGCCAGCGTCTGCGAAGCCGCAGGGCCGTCTAGCTTTCACCCTCATGTTCAAGGGGTTCGGCGATCCTCGCTTTGTCGATCTGTCAGTGATGCCGCGGAGGAGTGATGCCCATGGCTGAACCAATGAAGAGCCTGCGCGATCAAATCGCCGATTTGATCGACGAGAACGCTGAGGTGCGTGGTGAGCACTACAACGACCACGCCATTCTGACCAACGCTGACGAGCTTGCCGCCAGTATCGTCGAATTGCTCAGCCTCTCCGCTCAATCGGCTCTGGAGAACGGCCCTGCCGGTCTCGCGGATGCCACAAATGATCCTGCCTCGCCCTCCCTCTCCTCACTGCGGAAAGGGGCGGAGGTCATGCGTGCGGCAATTAAGTCCGTGACCGACGCGACGGGCGCATACCTGCCGCCAGATGGCATTTCGAAGGACGAGCTTATCAGCCGCGTCCTCGCTGCAACCGACAATCCCGAAATCAACGCTGTCATGTTGGGAGGCCGAAATGGCGCGCCGTGACTATGAGATGACCGAAGCCGACCTCAAGGGGCTTCTCGATGCAATGAAGCCCGTCCCGTACATAATTGTCGGCGGCATGCGCCCGGCCTCTCAGCAGGAGAACGCGAACGCGGCGTGGGAAGCCCTCGGCAACCGGATGGGCTTCGAGCACATGACGGTGCGCCCGAACGGCAAAGGCGACCGCTTCTTCAGCGCTGAGCCCAAGGCCGCCCTCGTTTCTGGCAGCCGGGAGGATGGGGATGGCACTGCCTGAAGCTCTGATCTGGTGTTCCGTCTTCCTCGCCATCGGCATTGCTGCGGCCGGGTTCTGGGTCGGCACCGGCATATCCGAACTATCCAACATCAGCGTGGAGATCAGCCATGAAGACTAAGCCTCCGTTCGATGGCGAGATCCATGCGGTCAGCGCCAAGACGATGCCCGATCTCAACACCCCCAAGCGCGAGCCTGGCTGGTTCCTCGGGGGCCCCACCCCCGAGGCCACCCCCACGCGCGATGAGGCGGTGCGCGAAGACCCGCCACGCATCTGGCTTGAACCCATTGACCGGAGCCAGCCTTTCGCAGGCGATGAGCGCACTTGGTGCGAAGATAAGGTCTGGCCAGAAGGCGACGATCAAGACGAGCCGACTGAATACATCCGAGCCGATCTCGCCTCCGCCCCAGCCCCTGCGAGCGGGGTGGATGCAGGTTGGCAGACGATCGACAGCGCGCCAGAGGACGAATGGCTTCTGGTCGCGACCACTGGCGGTTGGGTTGGCGAGGCCATGGTCCTCGATGGCGTATGGAAGTGGGCCAGCGGCAACGTCTTCCATTCCGACATCGTCCCGCTGAAATGGATGCCGCTGCCTGAACATCCAGAAGTGGCAAAGGAGACTGCCGCTTGCCTGACGGATGCAGAGCAAAAGGAGCAAGCCGCGCGCTGTTCGTGCCGAGGCTCGGACGACTACTGCTCCTGCCAGAACGTGCCGGACGCTACCACAATCCGCAACCGAAGGAGGGCCTGACCATGCTTTTGGAAATCGCTCAGGCCATCGTTGCGGACGTGAAGGCCCGGCACTCTGAAGGTGATTGCCCAGTCACTCGGCAGCATAGCGTCGAGAACTTGGAAGACGCCTTGCTCTCCATCGCCTCCATCCCCCCGGCCGCGACGAGCGGGTCGGAGGCTGGGGGCGAGGCGGATGCGACGCAGAAGTTGCTCGATAAAGCTCTGACCGTCCTCGGACGGTGCCACACGGTTCTGTTCAACATGGCGAAGGAGAACGAGGGCGCGATCTTCAATCGCTGGCCGATCCACCATGAGCCGCTGCGCTCGGACGCTCGCAATCTGCTGCCGCTGATCGACGAGGTGCTTGGCGATGACTGATGCTCTGGAAGAGAAGGTCGCGCGAGCCATCTGTCTGTCGAAGCAGCGAATGGGCGATACTGATGCGGTCGCCGCGCAGTATGTCGAGACATTTTGGCGTGACTACCTGCCCGAGGCGAGCATCGCCGTCGCGACGTTGCTGCCGCTGATCGCCAAGCCCTCCTCGCCTGCGGGCGGGGATGTGCGAGAGGCGAAGCTCTGGGACATCCTCGACTGGATCGCCAACATGTCGACGGACCAGCCCGTCACCAACATGGCGAATGCCGGGCTCAAGCTGTTCCCGAACGGCAGACCCGCCGCCCTGTCTCCGTCCAGCTCTGCCGCTGAGCCGGTGGCTTGGCTGACCGAGTGGCAGTTCAAGGCGCCGGATTACCCGGTCAAATATCCGGGCGGCGGATCATACATGACAAGGGACGCCATCGATGCAGCCAACGTCTTGGCCAATAAACAGCGCTGGGACCCCGTCGACTGGGTAAGGCAGACTCCCCTCTACGCGCATCCCGCTCCCGCTGCGGTGGAGAGCGCGCAGGGGGTGAAGGCGCTGGAGTGGGACGAATATGAGACTGAAGGCGAAGTCGATCGCTGGGACGCGGAAACGGCGCTGGGCACGTTTTACGAGATCAGCACCCAGTTCGATGGTTACCACGTCGCGCACGATTGTACGCACTTAGCCGCGCGGTTCGACACGCTCGACCAAGCCAAAGCCGCAGCCCAAGCCGACTACGAGGCCCGCATCCGCGCCTGTCTCGCCACCGATAAGGAGGGGCGTGATGTCTGACGCTGTCCTGTTTGACAAAGATGTCGTCGCTCGCAAACCGCACCAGTGCGCCCATTGCCGGGCCGAGATCGCAATTGGTACACGCCATCGTTCGACAGTTCAGATTTACGATGGCGTCTTTGCTGCCGACCGAACCCACTTCGAATGCGAAGCCGCGTTCAAAGATCTAAACTACCAGTTGCGCGACGCGCATTGGTCCGACGACCTGCACTTCCTTGCAGATGACGACATCGAAGACGGTGAGAGAGATTGGATGCGGGAGAAGCATCCGGCCGTTGCTGAGCGACTTTGGCCAACCCACCCCCGCCCCGCCAAGGAGAACGAAGGACATGGCTGAGAAGCTGACGAAGGCGCAGCGGGAATTGCTGGTCGAGTTGTCCGAGCGCGATTCACGGATGCACCTGTGGGCCACCTACAAGCCGATCATGCGGCTCCATGAACTCGGGCTCGTCGACAAGAGGGAGCACGCGCTTTCATCCCCGAGCTTTGCGATCACCCCCGCCGGCCGCGCCGCCCTGGAGTCCAGCCATGATCGATGAGAAGGCGCTGATCCAGATCCTGCGCGATACGATCAAGGTCGACGCGAGCGGGCTCGCACCGGCTGTTGTCGCGCATCATATCATGGGCTTTGAGGAAGCGGCACAACGCATCCTCCAAGCCCTCCGACCCGGCTCTACCGGAGAGGCTGAGGGGTGGGTGCTCGTGCCGAAGGAGCCGACAGAGGCGATGATCGAATCCGGCATGGCTGCAATGAGGGTAACACTATCCGATGGCCTGCCACGCGATCAACGTCAGGCGGCTGGCTACCGCGCCATGCTCGCTGCGGCGGGAGGGGAAGATGCCTGAATGGCTCGCGGTTCTCGCAATGCTGCTGACGTTCGTACAGGGCTTCGTGCTCGGCGGTATCCTCTATGCCCGCACACCATTCTGGGACGGCGTAAGATCAGTCTACAGCTTCGGGAGGTCCGCCCATGACCGCTAACCCCACAGCCCCAGCCGCGATGCCGAGCGAGGAGGAGATCAAGGATCTGCTGCTTCGCTTCCACGCGGACACCACTTCGGCTTGGCGCCACGAACGCGACGACATCGCCACCTCCGCGGCTCGCGCCGTCCTCGACCTTTTCGCCCCGATCCTGGCGGAGAAGTCGCTGCACCATGAGAATGGCGAACGCATCACCCGCAAGGATCTGAACAACGCCTATCGGGAAGGCTCTGAGAAAGGGCGCCTCGCTGCCCACCTGATCGACGGCGTCAACATCCCGCTCAACGCCTGCTGCTACCGCGACGGATGCCGCGCTCTCGAAGCCCGCGCCCTAGCCGCAGAAGCCGCGCTCGCTGCGATCAAGGCGAGGCATGCAGAATGGCGCAAGTGCATGCCTGCTGACTGGGAGGGCGATCCGTTGTCAGATGCGATCGAAGCCGCAGCCATCCGGGCGCAGGGGGAGTGATGCGCCAGCCCCGGGATGCTCATATGCTCCTGCTGATCGCGGCTATTGTCGCGGTTGGAGCATGGGGAATCTGGACAGGGGCTTGGCGATAGTCAGGCACGCCGCGCGACAGAGCGTCCTTGTGCGGCGGCTCAAGCTTCGCCCGCGATAGATCGCCGGCAAGCCATTCTTCCGTCCGCGCCTTATTGTGGGCCATGCCGCGCCAGACATTCCGGCTCCCGCAATGGCTGCAGACGACCCTTATCCGCGCGAGCGGCGTCATGTTGCTTTGCATCCCGCACTCAACAGCCGCCTTTCTCCCGCAGTCCTTGCATTCGCAGAGGAGCGGGACATCGTGCATGTAGAGCGTGTGGCGGTTGGGGCCGGCGAACATGCCTTCCGATCTGGCATCGGGCAGCGCGGAGTCAAGAAACAAAAAAGGCCCAGCCTTGCGACTGAGCCTTGAATGCCATTTGGCATTGATTCTATCTTTTATCGCCACACGCTTTCAGCAGAGTCTCCAGTGCTCTGCGGCCTGCTCCTTCCATGACGTGCAGCGGTATTTCGAAATCCTGCACCTTGCCGGCCGCGACGACGCTCATGACGGTTTGCCCCTCGCGGGTCCAGAATGTCACGAGCTCGGCTTTTTGGGGCGGTGGATAGCGGTCATGCGCACTCATGCAGCATCCCTCACCCAGCCTGAAACCATCTCGGCTGAAAGCGTCGACCGGAACACCTCTCCGCAGCGCTTCGAATAGGTGATAACCTTTGCCGATCGGCCAGACAACCACCCACCATTTGCGGCATAGGCATCCGGCGCGGCCAGAGTCTCGTGGCGCTCGACCTTCATCAGGTTCGTGGACTTGAGCTCGTCCGAATGCAGATGCCCAATATGGGCATAGCTGTATTTCGTCCGGCCATAGATCTCGCGCCATTTGCCCGCGAAGACGGAGTCGACATTGCCGATATTCCTACGGTGCCCGTGGTGCATAAACAGAGACGTCTCACCCCACTCGTAGACGTAATAGGTGCTGGCCGTGCTATCGACTGTCACTCGTGGCTCGTCCTCGTAGAACGCCGCGAATAGCTCGCGAAGCCACGCGCCAGATGCAGGGTCGTGGTTTGCGTCGGCCATCACGACATGAACATGCTGGTGTTTCTCGAGCAGCATGCGAATGATCTGGCGTACCGTACGGATGACGACGCGGATGACCTTTTGTAGTCGCGAGTCTGCGTCCAGAACATGGCGATGTGTCGGGGTGACGCTCTCGTGCCCGTCGTGGTGCAATAGGTCCCCAAGCTGCGCCAAGACGGCAGTGTGGGCGTTCGGGGCCAGATCGATTGCCGCGGTAAACCAGTCGAGCAAGAGCTTTTCGGCAATGCCAAGATCGTAGTCAGCGCCAGATTCTTCGCGCCAGGCCAGCATGCCCATGTGAACGTCGGTGACGACGAACATGTTGAGCAGTTCAGCGTGGCTGGCCTTTGGCGCCTTGATCGCCTTTGCCCTGGGCAGATCGTCCTTGAACGCCTGCGCCGCAGCCTGGATGGCATCAATCTGCGCCTGAGTGTCCAGCGCGGTCTTGGTCCACTGGGCCACGATCTTGCCGGCGCCGTCCGTTAGGGTTGAGATGCCCTTGACGATGTGCCCTTCGGGTACTGTGGCACCTTCGCTACGCTCCGGGCGCTGCTGTATGAACTCGCGTACGATGCGGCCGGACTCGTCCATCACCGCAGTCGTCTTGGATATTTCGAAGCCGGGCAGAACTGGCTTCGTGCCCATCATCCCACGAGCTGCAGCCTGATGCAGCCGGCTCTGCAGTCCGCCTCGAGACAGACCCAATGCCAAAGCCGTCTTTGTCTGATTGCGCTCGCATGCTTCATAAGCAGCAAGCGTCTCAGCCAAGACCTCGTCAGTCACGCCCGGCGTCATGCGCGGCCCATGAGCATGCACACCGTGCTAGCCGGCACGATGTACGAGATCGGGACGAGTCCGGGGCTGAAGCCTAGCGGCACAATCATCAGTCCAACGGTGATACCAACAACGTGTTCGTCGGTATCGAAGACCGGACCGCCGCTCATGCCCGGGGCTACCGTGGCGTCGAATACGAAGACCGAGGCCCAGGGGCCGACCTCGCGGACTTTGCCACTCATGCGCCCATTGGTCGTCACGAACTCGATGTTGCCAGGGTTTCCACGAGCATGAAGCTTTTCGTTCATGCGCGGCTCACGACAGGACAGGCGTGCAACGCCGATCTTCTCTGCAGGGTTCATACGCAGAAGCGCGACATCGTACTTCTTGTTGACCCACAGCACTGTGGCTTCGCGGGACGAGCCGTCATCAGCCTTGACCGTCATCTTAGCCTGGTCCGACGCGACATGCGCCGCGGTAACGATGAAGCCGTTGCCGATGTGAACGCCGGAGCCATGTCCGCCTGCGTCGATGACGAGCTTGACGGTATGACCAGCCTGCTTGGTGTTGGCGGCAGTGCTGCATGCTGCCATGAGGAAGGCGAGCGCCAGCAATCCCGCGATATGCAGGTTCCGCATGGTGGTGATTCCTTCGGTTCAGGAAGAGGAGGATCGGCGCGAGGCCGGGCGCGTTTCGATTACGCGGTCGAGGCGTTCATTGAGGTGACGGACCTGATTGCCAACATCCTTCACCGCCTCGAAGAGCGGAACCATCTGCTCTTTCATGCCTTGCCGCGAAACATAGGTTTCTGCGACATGGGTCTGGTAGTTCTTGAAATCTGTTCCGAGGGCGCGAAGCTCTGCCTCGACGGACGCTGTATCGGCAGCAAGTTCGCGTCGAGACACCTTCACAAGCGATTCGATGCGAAACCAGACCAAGGCAAGAGCGCCAATTGCAGCGGAAATATAGCCAACAAGCTCAATCGTAACCGGCATCAGCGCGCCTCATCAGCGGCTGCTACGGCCGCCTTGCGGCGCTGCTCACAGATTTTCAGGGATGTCCGGTCCTTGTTCCAGAAGCGGAAGGTTTCCGCGGCAGAAAGGCGCCTGATCTCGGTTTGAACCGGCTTCGGGCAGGCAATGCGAGCCTCTGCTGGAATGTCGGGACGAATGAACTCGACCTTCACTGTCGGCTTATCGCTTCTCGTTGAGCAACCGGACGCGATCAGCGTCAAGGCCACAAGCGTCAGGGTTCGGAAGATCACGGTTGCGGCGCTCCAGATCTGCGTTTTCATTGGTAAGGCGGGAGATTTCTTCGGCTGCTTGCCGGGATGCCTCTTCGGCCTGCTTTGCCTGTGCTTCGCGCTCGGCTTTGGCCTTGTCGTTGGCTGCCTGAATTTGCGCCTGCCACTGGGCATTGTTCAGTGCGACGGCTACCTTGATCGCCTTGTCCTGCATGCGCTCGATGGCCGCGAAACCGCGCCAAAAGCCGAGTCCCGCCAGGAGTAGAGCGCCAAGAGCAATGGCGGCATAGATTATCGGTTTGCTGGCGCGAGCCATGAGAAAGGCGAGCATCACAGGCCCTCCAGGCACATGGCCCGCTCTTCGGCGCGACGGCGCGTGAGGCCTGGGAACACGACGCCAGCCGCACGGTTCCACTTCATGAAAGCATCGCAGGCAGCGCGTGGCTGGCCGGCGTTTTGCAGGCGAGCGACGCTGGATTTGCAGTAAGCCCCGGTGCCGATGTTGTAGGCCAAGCTTAGATGCGCGACGTAGCGCTTCGGGGACATGTCCTTGGCCGAAGGTACGCAACGCTCTACTGCAGTCCCGAACTCATCGGCTCGGGCCAGAAGCATCGCCTTGCACTCCTCGACGGAAAACTTCATGCCTGGTCGGATCGGTTTCCCGTCGATTGTTCTGGTTTCGCCGTAGCAGACGGTCCACGGATAGCCCTTGGTTGCGGGATCGGGGTATGCATTCTGGCGAAGTCCCTCGAAGCCGCCGATCAGCGCCGCAGTCAGGACAGCGACCTGCGCGCTTTTCTTGACGCGGCTCATTGGTCTCCCCCCGAAACCTTGTCCTGCTTGATCAGGCGAGTGGCTGCAGCAAAGCCTGACGCGACACCGACGAAAAGGCTGGCCGATACACGCCCGTCGACCCAGTAGGTCATTCCTGAATCGAGCGCGCAGGCGATGACGATCAGGATGTTGGTGTGTAGGCTCCAGGCGCTCTTCAGCACCCGTCGCCAGTTAGTGACGAGCTTCACGGTTCTTTCCTGAATGCTGGTTGCCCGGCCGCCATTGCGGCTTGGAGCGCCTTGATCGTCTTGGGGTCAGCCACGCCGGTAACGCGCAGGCGATGCGCCGTCTGGAATGCCTTGAGCACCTGCATGCGGCGCATAGGGCAACCATTAGGCGCATAGCCAAGCTTGCGCAGCGCGGCCTCGACAGAGGCCTCGTTCATGGTGGTGATCCGCTGATGAAGTGGATTAGTAGACCAGACCGGCGAAGGCCGGATCTGGCGCATAGCCGAGGCAGCGATCGAACAGCGCGCCCTTCGGGCCGTCCATCTCCTGGTTGCCTGGGGTCATGAGGTGGACGGTGTCGTTCTGAAAGATCGTCGGGTTGAGTACATTGGCGGGTGTCGTGGGCGACAACGCCGCAATCTGCGTCGTGTCGATGCCGAACTTGATCCCGAGAATGGCCTTGTTCGCCTTGAGGTAGTTCATCACCTCAACGTTCTTGGCGCATAGAACCGGGTCCGTCGTGCCGACACCCGCGCCGCGCGCGTACATCCCACAATGCACGAAGACGAGATCAGCCACGGCGGCATAGCGCGTCTTCAAGGCGGCGATGAACGGCTTCAGGCAGCTGTCGATATAGTTGATCGTGCCGGTGTAGGTCGCGCCCGGCGTTCCGACGGGGACCGCGGCGAGGCCGGGATTTCCGTTCGTGCTGCCATAGGGGATATCGTTCGTGTCGTGGATCGCGATGACGAGCTGCTGGCGCGGCCCGACGACCATGTCGACCATCTGCTCGATATTGTCGAGCCAGTTGAAGCCGATGGTGTAGGTCCAGCCAGCGATGTTGACGAGGCGCCCGCTGTCCCGGCCGAAATTCCAGATCAGGCGGGATTTGCCGTGCGCCCACCTGTGGTTATGGGCGAATTTCTCAGACGATGTCGTCGAAGAGAAGAAAGTCGGCAGTCCGTTCGTCTGGATACCTTGCGCCCACATCTGATCCTGCGCGTTCGTGGATACGCCGCCGATCGATGAATTGCAGCGGCTATCTCCAACGCAAATGATCACCTGGCGGCGCAGACCGTCATTCTTCAGGTACGGGATGGTCGATGTGTTGCCATAGGAGCCGCGCGCCGTCGTCGAGTTGTAGCGGAAGTCCGAGACATCCAGACCGAGCGCTGTTGCGGCGCTGTATACGGAATCGGGCACAGCCAGATCGTATTCGGTGCTGTTGAGCACGCGCATCGTGCCATACTGCGTCGTGCCAGGCATCGGGCCGAACAGAGCAGACAAGCGGCGGTGAAGGCTGCGCTGATCCTTGTCCTCGCCTCCTTGCGCCTGGGCGACGGCTGCGGCGACGGCCGGAACAGCGATGGCGGGGCGAATGTATTGCGTCATGCCGCACCATCCATCTCGGCCTTCATCTGGCCGCGCTCCGTGGCGTCGATATTGGACTTGAAGACCCAGCCCGCGATCTCGCAGAGGCTGGGGCTGTTGTTCTGTCCGTTGTCGCCAATCGAGATCACGACGCTATCCGGCGTATTGAACGACCACGGCGCTGTTTCGGCCGGTGTCCATGCCTCGGTGTAGGGGGAAGACGTGCTGTTGAGATAAAGCGAGATAGAGGCCTGCGCGCCCGTCCAATCAAGTTCGAAGCCCACCGTGTTGAAGGCGTCGTTCGTGAGTTGCGGGCCGGAGGCGATCGTCGTCGTCTTCTGGGCACCGTCCGCTGCAGATAGGATAGCATAGAGCCGGCGGCCCGAAGTTGTCCCGTTGATGTACAGAGCGAAGCGCTCTGCGGCCGATCCATTGCCAGGTGGAGAGGCGTTGGACGGCGCTTCCGAAATGCAGATCAGGCAACGTTTCGAGCCCGTCACAGCGAGATCACTGCGCGGCTTGACCCGCATCCAGCCAGAGAGCTTGCCGAGGCCGTTCAGGAGCGAAAGCCGTTCCATCAGAAGCGAATGGCCGGCGATATCGGTGACGGCGCCGCCCGATGCTCCCTTGAGTGGCTGCAGCGCCTTGTCTCCGCGGCGCACGCCATAGCCGTTACCGCTCAGATCCTCCACGGCCGACACGGTGTCGAAGGCGACAGTGTCGTAATAGACAGAGGCCTGATCGACGCCGTTCCAATCCTTCCAGGTCTTGGCGATATTGCTCCATGCGAGCAGATTGGTGGAGCCGAAAGACGGGGTTGGGAGTATGGCATCTTGCGGTCCTGCGGGAGTATTTCCGCCACCTGACGCGCCAGAAAATGCCCCCCCTTTCCCAAAAGCGCCGCCTTTCCCGAAAGCGCCGCCCTTGCTGAAAAGTCCTCCCCTGGAAAATGCCGACATGCTTTAGGCCTTGAAGAAAGTAACGGACCCAGAGCAAGCCGCGCCAGACACAAGGCAGATGTGTGTAACGGCGGTCGTGCCATCTTCTAGGTAGTCGCTGATGTGACGAAGGGCCGGGTTGAGTTCAGCACCATTCGCGCTCTGACCGCTCGACGGAACCGCAACGGTCGTCGTACCGGATACGCCATCCACTGCCCAGAAGTCGCCATTGAACGAAAAATCTACCGCCTTAGCCCCGGCGGGGATCGCAATATTGGCCTGAGTGTTGGCCGCAAGAACGATATTATAGATCCAGGAACGCCCACCGAACTGGCGCGCGAAAGCGCCCCGCGGGTTCGCCGCGGAGGCCGTGAAGAATTGACGTGTCATGGATGCTCCGTGAGGAGGTGGAAGTTGGATCAGTAGAAGGTGGAGCGCCACTGGCTGAACGGCAGTGCAGTCCAAGTCCCGTTTGTGCCGGGGTAGTTCGCGATCTGAGTGGTGTAGCTGGCAAGGCCTGGGGGAACGCCCCAGCAAATCCCGCCATTGGGCATCGCCATGCCGGGCACTTCGTACACCCGCTCGCACCAGTCCAAAACCATCGCGGGCGATCGGAACATGGCCTCGTAGAACGCCGACAACCAACAGGTCGCGCCAGCCGTTGCGCGGCCAACGCGGGACTCGGCGAGTTTAACGGGAACGCAATTCGACGGGCGCGCTACCACAACGTCGGCAAGGGAAAGCAACTGCCCTGAGATGTCTGCCCATCCCCGATCATTCGGAACATCGAAGAATTTCCAGGCCCCCCCGACCTTTGCTTCAAGAGCGATATGGCCATCATCGAAGCCGTTCGTCCGAGACACGCTCATAAGGTGCACCTGCCGCGTCTCGACGCCGACAGAAGGCGCGCAGCCGCGCACGAAGGCGGTTGTGAGCCCGCATCGCATTTCGACCGGGCGAGACTTCGCAATGGTCAAAAGCTGGGCCTGAGACTGACCCTCATCGAATGCCCCGTAAGAGCAAAGGGAGGACATCGCTTGGAGGAACGTCAACGGGTCCATGGTCCCGTCAACTTCAGTCACGACGCGGTAGCCGCCATCCGCATAGGGCGTGCCCCACGGCGTGGCATAATCATTGGCCATTAAGGAGATGAGGCCCTGCCTGTCGAGAGTGTAAAAGCCTGCATTTCCTGCGTAGTTATTGTACAGGAACGTACGCTTCGTCACGAAAAGCCCAGTGCCGAGGCTGCCGTTGCCCTGCATTTGCGGGATGACATCGATTGCGCCATCCGGCGTGATATAAGCGACCCTCTGATACAGGCTCATACGGACCTCAAATGAATGGAAGAATTGAGCTCGTGCCCGCGCCCTCGCTTGATGCGAGCGAGATGATGAAGGTGCGTGAGAGGCTTACTGACCCGTCGGCGATCGTCGCGGGTCACGACCCCGATCGCGTCGTGCTTCTTGCCGACCCGTCAGATGATCTCGCTGCGTCGATGGTCCAGCGGTTCGGGCGCCCGCTTTTTGTCAGAAGCGTCGAAGACCTCCGCCTAGCGTCAGGCCGGGTACTGCTTTCCTATGGAACGTCTGTCATCGTCCCGGCGGATGTGCTCGAACGCTTCGCCGGTCGGGCCTATAACATCCACGCCGCATCCCCAGACTACCCTGGACGCGACCCGCACCACTGGGCGACCTATGACGGCGTGACACGCTACGGTGCGACGATGCACGTCATGACGGAGCGCGTAGACGAAGGGGCGATCGTCGATGTGGAGTGGTTTGACGTACCCACTGGCGCCAAACCCTCTCAACTCCTTGCGATGGCCAACGACGCCGCGCTGCGGATCATGAAACGCAATGCGGCAAAGCTTCGGGCTGGCGCCGCACTGATGCCGTTGCCTGGGGTCAAATGGGGCGGCGTTAAGCGATCTCGCAAAGACTTCCTCGAGATATGCCGGATCACGCCAGACATTGAACCGGCAGAGCTCGACCGTCGGTTCAATGCCTTTGACGGTGAGCGCCACGCCAACCTTTGGGTTGAGATTTGCGGGCGAAGGTTTGTCGTCGATCGCCGCTAAGGGCCAAAGATCACGCCCCCCGGAAAACGACGGATAGACCCATTGGGCCGTTCTGCGCCACACCGGAATTGTGCTTCTGCGTCAGATTCAACACGTCACCGGCAGTGAGCTTCAGCAAGCCAGCCCCTGAAAAGAATGCACCGAGGCCGAGGGCCGCGCTGTTGATCGAAGATCCAGAACTGCCGATCTTCGAAATGCTGTTTACATTTATTGACGACACATAAGAGAAAGATCCCGATGTTATCGAGTAATTCGAATAAAGGTAAAACGAGATATCATAATATCCAGTTACACCGATTGTTATATCGCCGGACACTAGCGTTGTTCCGGGCAAATTATTAACAATACTACCGAAAGTTGTGATTTTTGTCAGAGTATTATCTGGCACGTTAAAAGTCGTTGCAGGGTTGGCGATAAGCCCGTAAACCGGCGTCGCCCGAATGGCCGTATTGATATCGCTCGGCAGCGGCGAAACGACCACGATGTTGGTGCCGTCATCGATCGTCGGATACCAGGTTCCGGCGACGAGATCGCCGACGGCGGGGTCCGACGTGCCATCCCGGCGCTTGATCGGACGCGTGCCGAGCCCGCTGACGTTGGCGGTGACGGTGGTGGCAGTGTTCGTCGCAGGCGCCTTGACCCAGAGCACGCGGCCAGCCGCGTAAGCGGCCAGAGCCGGCGTCGGAGCCACGACCCAGGCGTTCGCGGTGCCGGTGGCGATGGCGTATTTGAATTTGCCCGCCTGAAGCGTCCGAGCCAGAGATGTCTCGAGATTGCCGATATTGCCGTCATCCAGCGCGTCGAACCCGCCATAGTCGTTGATCAGTTGCCCGATCATCGCGGCCATGGCAGCACTTTGGCGAAGGCCCTTGTTGACCTGGCTCGACTGCGCGACGCCTGCGGTGTAGCCCGAAAGCCGCGCCGCCAGGGCCGCCCAATCGGTTTGCGCAAGCACATTCGCTCCGCCCGCCGTGGCGAACGGCAGGAAGTCATTCGTTGGCATCGAGTGCTCCGAAGATCAGGAAGTGAAGTAGCTCGGAGGGGCGCCCCATGCGCCGCTGTCCCAGCCGGAAATGTAGCTATTCTGGACGTCGAACCCGAAAAGTGGGCCGTTGACGGTTGTGATCAGGTAGTTGGCCTGAACACCTTCTGGTTTGAGTGGCAGATAGCCTTGCGAAAGCAGCGCGATAAAAAGCGCCGAAGGGATCACGCCAGAGACGCCGAAGGTGATCGTCATGTCTTGGTTGTCGATGACGATGATATTGGTGTCGCCATTCGGAAACAGGATTTCTAACGCCTGTTTTGCGCTCGGTAGGGTGCCATCCCAACCATTCGCGGCGATCTTTGCCCGCAACAACGTACGGTAGGTTTCATCATCGAGGCGCGTGATGCCGGCCGGTGTGTCGTATTGAGGCTGATACCAGACACCCTGATCGAAGCCTTTGAGCGAGGTGTCCCAAGAGAACCATGCGCTCGCAATCGGCACCTTCACGAAGCGGGACCGCCCCACCCATTCGCCAACTGCGTCGAGTTGAGCACCGATGGCTTGGTCGATGTCGAAGTCGAGCGGCAGATGCTCAACGAAGGCTTGCTGTGCGACGACAGGCTCAACTAAGGCTTTGATCATCGCAGCAAACTTGGGCTTGCCGCGGTGGAATGAGGTTGTGAGCCCAAGATAGGTATCCGTATCTGCCATCAGGACACCGTGATTGCGACTTTGGTCAGGTCAGCCGTCGGAGCCTCGTTGAAGGCGATGGCGAGGTCCGACGTTCCAAACGAACCGGCATTTTTCGCTATCGTCAGAGCCGTTACTTTGTAGGTCTTGGCGTCAGGTGAGAGCGACAGGTTGACCGGCACGAACATTTCAGCCCATTCCACGAAGCCGTTGGTTCCGCCAATGTCGAGGCCGTTGATAAAGTCGATGACAGACTGCTTGATGCTCGCCTCGATTGCCGCGGTGTAGCCAGCTTGCGCGGTCAGCGAGATATTGACTTTGATAGTCGCGGTCGTCGGTCGATAGAACTTGATCGCGCGGGCAACGCCGTATTCATCAGTGATGGTGACGCTGGTCGTGCCATAAGTGCCAGTTCCCGGCGTCTTCTTGTCCACAATGGCCTGCGCGATCGCGGTCGCATCGCCACCCTGCACCACCAAGGAAATCGAATGGGCGGGGATGCCGTTTCCGTCGGTCGTGTTGGTGTCGTTCTCGTAGCCCCTGAGGCGCTGCACACCGGTCACGGACGCGACGGCGCCAATAGTGCCCTCAAATACCGTGCGGGACGGCAGAGCGGTCGAAGTAGTCTGCCGCTGGCGAAGCGTGGCGTCGAGCTCGACCGGCTGCCCAGGACTGGCCGCGTTAGCGTTCGTCACGCTCTGCCAGCCGCGCGTCGGAGTTCCGATCGTCGACACAGCGCCCGGCAGTGCATTGATCCCGCCAGCATCCTTGGCGGTTGCGGTGACGGTGATGGACCCGCCAGGGGGGATCGTCACACTGGCCGGGAGGAGCCACTGATTGCCGGCGTCGTCTTTGGCAATGCCCGCGGTGATGGTGGTTCCGGCTTGACCGATGAGCGTCAGGTCAACCGTGGAATTCGATGCGACAAGCCGCTTGAGACCGTTGATCTTGACGACAGAGGATAGCCCCACGCCACGCGCCGAAGAGGGCGAAAAGGCATTGTAGACCTGCACCGCCATGGCGTTCGCTTGATCGACGGCGGCAGCGAAGATGGCGAGAAGCTGGCCGTCCTGGCTGTCGGGATCTATGTAGATGTCCTGGCCGTAGATGCCGCGAAATTCGTCCTGCAGGTAGGAAAGCACGGCCGAATAATCCGGCTTGAAGATGCCGTTATCGTCGATCGTGCAGACAGGAAGAGCCATTAGACATTAACCCCAGAAAGCGTCGCAGGCCCGTAGATCGTGTCGATCGTCATGTTGACGCTGAAGCCGCGCGTGTCGCGGTTGAGTGAACTCGAATAGTCGAGGAGAGCCTTGGCGCCTTGCGTGCCCAGCACGCGGCGCCGGATAGCCGGGTCGCGAGTGTTGGCGGTGCGCACGCCCAGAACCTGCGTGTTCCAGGTCATGCCTTCGCGGCTGTCCAGGAACCACTCACCTTCGAACAGGAAGAGCCTGGTCTGGACTGCCTGCGCGACAGCTTCCGGCTGATCCTTCCAGAAGTCCGCGGCACCGTTTCCGAATGAGTAGTCGCCATCTGAATCGAGCTTGCGATAGCGCATTAGTCTGTAGGCCCGCCGCTGGTCCCGCTGCCCGTTTGCACACTGGTATGCTTATGGGTCGACAGGTGGATGCCGTTCAGGATGATTTCGCCCGTCACAACGAGCGTCCCGGTGAAGTTGATGTTTCCGGTTCCGCCGCTCATCGTCACGCCGTTCGCTGCGGCAATCCCAACTGACTTGTCGGTCGTGATGCCGACACCGCCCGCCCCAGAAAGGCTGATCTTGGTATTACCATCGTCCGAGCGGACTTCGGTGGCTTCGGTCGAAACGTTGGAGAGTGCCTTCGGGTCGGATTTGAACCCCAGCGCGGCAAAGCCGTTCGACAGGTTGTTCATCCGCGAGTCGGTCGGCACTTGATCGCCGCCACTCTGTTGCCAGCTTGCCGGTGAGCGGGATGTGAAGTGCATCAGCACTTCGTCGCCTTCCTTCACCGGGAAGGTCATCGTCTGCCCGCCCCCCGAGGGGAACTGGACAGGCACGTCCTGCAGAACCGGAATGTCGACCGCCTTCTGCGATCCGTCTTCCTGCTTGATGAAGCCCTTGACCGTGAGCTGGACCGAGGCCCGTTGCTTGGTGGCGTCGTAGGACACAACTCGGCCGGGAGCTGAAGTCCAGAAGTTGGCAAACTGCTGCTCAATGGCTGAGCGCAGCATCTCCTCCGGGTCGGCAATCCTCTCTCTGGCGTCCATCAGTTCTGTCCGGGATCGAGGTCGACGCCACGATTGGCGAGGCCGATCGGCTGCGGGCCTTGGCCATCGGCTCGGGTGCAGACGACTTCGGTGTACCAGGGGTTGCCGTGCGTATCGCCGTGATGCTCGCTGACCAGCACCTTGTAAAAGCCGTCCTCGGCAATCGATGGGATCATGCTGTTCTGGACTGCGGCGGTGTAGTTCGGGCTGAATGCCGCTTCCTGAACGCTGCCTTGATCGAGTTTGATCTTGGTGCCAGGCACGATCTGCGGGTTGAGCAGCATCCGCACGATAATCCCCCCGATAGTCTGGACGGGCAGGCCGATCATGCCGGTCTGCGAATTGACCACGAAGTCCTTGCCAGGGAGCGTCTCGTTGTTCTTCAGGATCTGAAGCTTCTGGTTCTGAATGCTCCAGCTTGAGCCCGTCGATGTCGCCACGTCGCGAAGAAGATCGCGGGCCATGCCGAAGAGCGTGAGCGCGCGGGGCGCCTGCTTGCTACCGAGGTCGGTGATGTAGCCAGCCGTCACGCCGTAGGGCTTCATGGCCTGAAGTGCGACGTCGACCTGATCCTTGAAGGTGGCGCCCGACGCCAGTGTCTTGCTGACCGTCGAGAAGTTGTAGGCGCGGTCCCCAGATGTCGCCACAAGGGCCAGAAACGTCTCGACAGGGTTTTCGCGCCCGTAGCGCGCCTGGATGACGTTGCCCTTGAAGATAAGCCCCCAGCCCTCCTGGTAGCCCGCCTCGAGCGAGACCGTGACGCCTTCTTTCTTGATGAACTTCTTGGCCGTCTCGACCTTCGGGTTGGTCACGAAAATCTCAGCGGAATTGGGCCGCTGGATGTCGTTTTGTTCAACCTTGAAGCGGATACGAAGCTGGGAGACGTCGACCTCTTCGGCGCTATCGCCAATCGTCAGCTTGACCTTTCTGATCCACTGGCGCGTCATGACGAGATAAAAAGCACCTGGCCGTTGCTGCCGAGATTGTCGTAGGTCGGCTCGACCAAAGGGGAGCCGTCGGTCTGAACGCGGATTTCACCGGGCAGGTTGAGGTAGTCGAACTGCTGCAGGACGTTTTCGCCGGCCGTGAGCGGCAACCCCAAGATGATTGGGTTGCCGTTGACGTTGGACAGGTCGATGAACCAGCCGCCATCGGACGTATCGCACCAGCCAAAGCGAAGGGTGTAATCAACCTCGCCAAGCTGGATTTGCATCTCCTGCGCCTGTGGCAGAAGCGGGAAATACCAAGTCGCCATCAGACCCCGCCTACGACACGCCCGCCTGGGCCGGTCTTGAGTTGCTGCTGCCCGGTTTGCGCCGTCTCGCCCGTTTTGGCGGGGTTGGCCTGAGCGCTGTTCGGCGCGGATGTGGTTTGCGTCGAGACGATGATCACCTCGCGAATGCGCGCCGTGACCATGAGGATGTTTTCGCTCCGCTCGTCGGTTTGCACCGCGAGCGAGGAGATCAGCATGTTCTGGTATGAGCGCTTGCCGGTCGTGAGGTTGAACGGCTCGCGCGTCTTCTGCAGGTCGAGCAGGGCGTCATACGCTTCTCGGGCGTACCCGACATAGCCGCCCGTCGAGTCCGACCAGCCGATCTGCATCTCGACCTCAACCGGGCGCATGAAGGCGTGATCGGAGATCGCCGCGCCGCGCTCAACCGGATGATCGGTGATGACCATTTCGTCGCGCATAGTCTCGCGCACCACCACGTCCGGGATCAGCGTGCCGATCTGGCGCGCGCCCGTCGTGATCAGCGCGAAATTGTCGTCGAGAATGGGCATATTGAACCTGGAACGATCCTGCGCCACCTATCGAGCAAGGAGGCTCACATGAGAGCGATTGTTCTGGCGTTGGCGCTGATGGCTTCTGGCTCCGCCCTGGCATCCCAAGGGCGCTGCTTGCTCGTCGTGGACGGGCGCACCTACCTGAAGGGTCTGTGTCCGATTGACACACAAAGCGACGGTAGTTTCAGCATAGGAACGGGGCCGCGCCCCTCGTTCTTCGCCTATGTGACGGTGGACAAGTCCGGCACGGCGGTTGGGTATTGGAACGAGGAGCGCGGCGTTTCGCACGCCCATTCTGATCTCGGCACGCTGACGCGAAACGGTGCGTGCTGGGTCAACGAGCGGGCAAAAGTATGCGCTTGGCGATAGCCGCAGTCCTGATCGTCTTTAGCCTTCCGGCCTTTGCCGAAACGCCATTTCCGATCGTTGACGTCGAGAAACGTTGTACTATGGCGCAGGATCGAGCCGTGCGCCGTGCCGACTGCATCGCGAGCGAACAGCGCGCCTATGATGCGATGAAACAAAACTGGCATTTGGTAGAAGATCGCTTTCGATCCGCCTGCGTGAAGCAGTTCGGCAGCGTTCTTATGGCATATACCGCAATGGAGCGGTGCCTGGCGGATTCGTTTGCGGTCCAAGAGATGAACCGCGAGCGTCCCGCCAAGCCTTTTCGTTATTAGCGAACCGCGCCCTGCATATTGCGAAGCATGGTGCCGTTGACGCCCTTTTGGGCATCTGCGACCGCCGCTCCGGTTGCTGCAGGGTCCGAGCCGCCGAAAACGGTGATCTCTGTCTTCTGCGTCATGTCGACGTTGGTCGCGTTGCTGTTGGCAGCTGGAGCAAGAGGGGTGATACCCGCCCCGATCAGTGCCGCATTGCTTTGCACCGCCGCCATCGAGCCAGCATTGATGCCGCTGAACGGCGTATAGGGCACGACGTTGCCCGGCTGATTTGCGGCTCGCTCAGCAGCCCGCAGAGCGCGATCTGCCCATTTCTGGCGCGAGGCATAGTTCTTGACGCCAGCACGCTCGTAGCCCGCCTCAAACGCCACCATGGCCTCGCCAACCGAACCCGCCTCCTTGACGCGGGCGACAACGCCGGCATGGTTCGTGCGGAGCTCGTGGCGGAGAAAGCCGTAGTTGGCCTCATCCGAAGCGGGATCGAGGTTATTGGCCGCAGCCCAAGCCTCGAATGCCTTGCGGCGCGGGCCAGTCCACTGTGCCCAACCATACCCCCCGCGACCGGCTGTTGGATTGCGCTCCTGAAGCTCGTTGAGGCCGCTACTTTCGTGGCCGAGGTTTCCGAGAATGCCGGCCGCTTGCTCCTTAGTGAACCCGAAGTCGTCCATGAGGCGCCGCATGATGCCGGGCGCCTTCTGCGTGAAGGTGCTGCCGCGGATCGGTGCGTTGCTGCCACCCGAGGAAGCGGTTGGCGCGTCCTTCCCGCCCAGAAACTTGGGCATGGTGCGTTGCCACCAGTTGCGGTTGTCCTTGATGCCGTTCGAGCCGTTGAAGGCGTTCGATCCGCCCCAAGTCCCGTTCGCGCGGCGTCGCGCAATCTCCTCGTCTTCGCCGCCGTTGGCGGTCGAAGGATACATGCCAGCGACGAACCCCAGCGTGGCTGGGTTGATGCCTAGTTTGAGCAGCATGGCACCGAAGCCGGTGCCGACCGCCCCGAATGCGCCCAAAATACGGACGAGCCACGAGCCGACAAGGAAAGCGGCAAAGGCAGCCAAAACGACCTGAAGGCTATCAACTGCCTTCTCGATCTTGGCGAACATGTCGACGATTGGGCCGTCGCCCTTTTCGACCAACCGGATGAAGGCCTTGGTGACGTCCTCCGCAATCTCGGCCAAGCGCGTAAAGAACGCCTTGATCTGTTCCGAGTTGTTCATCAGGAAGTCGTCGAAGCGCTTGATGATACGCTCGATCTGCGGGCCAAGGCTGATGAGCAGCTTTTCGCCCAAAGCCTCAGCCGTCGCGCCTAGCTGGCGCCAGGCATTCGACAGGTCGCGTCCAACGCGCGCCGCCTGATCCTGGTTGACGCCAAGCGCTTCCTGCTTCTTCCGGTATTCCTCGATATAGCGGACAAGATCGCCAGATTGCAGCGCGCGATAGGTGCGCTCGTCGAGGCCAAGGGCCTCCATATACTGCAGCTGGACATAATACGGCTTGGACTGGAGCGTCTTTGCCAGATCCCGCGCGATCTCGACCGTATCGCGCAGCTTGCCGTTCTGCTCGGTCGCCACGCCCAGCGAGCGCACAAGGCTGCCGAAACCGGGATTGGAACGGAGCTTCTGGCCGAAGGCCTCGATCGAGTCCGTGGCGCCCTGATACGAGCCGCCAAGCTGGCTGACCGCGTACCCAACCGCCTTGATGTTCGCCACGGACGCATTGGTCCGCTGCGACATGTAGTAGAGATCGTCGAAGCCCTTCGCGATTTTTGTGATCGCGGCAGTCGTCGCAACCGCGACGCCAGTCAGAATCGTGCCGAGCGCGATGGCCGATTTGGTGGCCGCTTCGACGCTGTTTTTGAACTTGGCTTCGCTCGAGCCGTCGACCCTATAGCCAAGCCCGACCAGAAATTCTTTGATCGTCTCAGCCACGCGGCTTGCTCGCTTCCTGGGCTCGCGTGGCGTTCTCGTCCAAGGCGTCGATCGCCTCGTTCAATTGCGCCACGTCGCAGAGGTCGAGAGAGCCATCCTTCAGGCTCTCATACCGGCAGAGCCCGCGAACGACGGGCTTCATCATAAAGTCCATGCCATCCGGCAAGTGGACCGCTTCGTAGGAAACGGACGCGCCTCTGCGATCAATCGTCAGGGGCGTCCGAAGGAGAAAGGGCCAATGGCGTTCATGACGACATTGCCCGAGATCATGAGCATCGCCAGCATGTCGATGTCTTCGAACATGGGCCGCTTGGCTGAGGCGTTCCACACCGCGACCCAGCCCGTATCGCCGTCCTTCTTGCGCTGGACGGTCGAAAGACAGCGGTCGACGATGTAGTTCACGTCATCATCCGGCAGGCGAGCTGCGACCTCGGCAATCGGGCCGAGCGAGTCCAGGCCCTTTGGCGCGTCGCCGGCCAAGTCCTTAAGCGCGCCGATGACGGGCGACAGCCGACGCAGAACGTGAAACTGCGTCAGCGCGTCCATCTTGCTTGCGCGATACTCATGATCGCCAACCGTAAACTCGTGCATCAGAGCACCGCGGGCGTGCCAGTGCCGAGCACGTAGTCGATCTGGGCCGCGTTCCAGGTCCATTCCATCATGCCGCCGTCCTTGCCGTAGACGACGTCCGGCACCTTGCGAAAGCCGCAGCCGACGCAGGTGACGGAATCGCCGCTGACCGGGTTGCGGATGGAAATGGTGTTCTGGCCGTAGTTGGCCGAGGACGACGTGTCGATGTTGAACATGTCCATCAGCATGGCATTGGTCGGGCTCGTCTTGAGCAGGCGAACCGTGACCGAACCATTCTTGGCGGCGTGCAGCGAGTGCATGCCGTAGCCATCGGCTCCGACCACGAGAGAGCCGCGGTCCTCAGCCTGGGCTACGGTGATGCCCTCATCGCTCGAGCCGGCTCCATTGCCGATCGAGAAAGAGCCGTTCGGGCCGTCAATGGCGGCCTGAACGTCGAGAAAGCTATAGGTGTTCGAGGCCATTCTTCAGTCCTCAGCGGTTCACGTTGATGATGACGTCGACCGAGTGGACCGCGCCGGCCAACTTGACCGCGATCTGGATCGGAACGGACTTGCGAGCTTCGCGATCAGCCTGGCTCTGCGTGGCGACTGGCGGCGCGTAGACGTAGAAGCCCTTGGACAGATAGTCGCCAGACTTGAGCTGACCGAAGCCGCCCGCATTCCACTGCCCCGGAGCTACGAGGCCATTGGCAACCGCCTGCGCCAGCCGCGCCTCGATCGCCGTAACGATGCGGTGCGTGCCCTCGTCGGTCTGTGGGATCTTGGTGGTCGACGTGTAGAGCAGGTTATAGACGGCGGTCTGAACGTCGTTCTCGAGCCAGTCGAGGCCATGGCGCTCGTCGAAGAACGTGCCATCGGCCATGACGCCTTCCTGCACGATCGCCGTCGAGTTGTCGTAGTTGACGAAAACGTTGACGTGCTTCGCCTTCAGGGCGGCGGCCTGCGTCTCCGTGATCGTCTCTGCCCGAACGCCCGGCTCCTGCTTGAACTTCATCGTCAGGGTCGTGTTGGACCCGTTGAAATTCACCGTCGAAGCACGGCCAAAGAACGAAGCCACGGCCTGCGGCTCGTACTGGCTGTACTGGCTGAACGTGCGGCCGAGCTTGTTGGCCGAGAGCAGATAGCCAAGATCGGTCGTGCTGGTGGGGTCGATCGCCGTGGTATCGGTGATGGTGACGCCAAACACGCGCTTCTTCTGCTGCGCCTCGATGATGTTGGCCGCAGCGATGATCGAGGCGCTATCAACACCAGTCTCGACGAGCTCGCCTGCATACCAATCGCCGGATGCTGCAATCAGAGCCGTGACACCAGCCGCCAGCGTCTCCGCGGCGATGCCGTTGGCGGGAAGGCTGGCCTGCGTGCTCTTGCCCTTGAGCAAGTCCGCGACAGACGTGCCGGAGCCACCCGACAGCGTAGCGCCCGAGATCGCCGGGTTGGTCCCGCTCTTGGCCAGCGTGTAGGCGTTGCCGGCGGTACCCGTGACCTTGGAGATCACATAGACCTTCACGCCGACCGCGAGATAGGTCATCAGCGACAGGTTGGCGTCGGTCGATGCGTTGGCAAAAGCCGCGAAAGCAGTGGCCATGGCCGCGCCAGTGCCTGCGATGTTAACCTGATTGCCCGTGGCGCCCGAGGTCTTGAACGTGACCGCCGTGCCCTGAATGGTCACGGTGTCGTTGTTCGCCGGCAGCGAGGTGAAGTCGAGATAGCCGAACGCGGTGGGGTCAGACAGGAACGAAATCGACGAGCTCGTGCCGGTCGTGCCCGACTTGATGACGAAGCGGCCGTTGTCGGCGTCCCAGACGACGGTCGAAGAGGCGACAAGCGCCGCAACGGCGGTCTGCAGGACCGACGCCACGCCGTTGAGGTTGGTCTGAGCCGAGAAGTTCAGACCCGACACCGTGCGCGGTACGCCGTCCAGCACAAAATAGAACGCGCCGGAGGTGATGGCCGTGAAGTTGGCCAGAGCCTGCTCAGCGGTCGTCAGGACTCCACCACGTAGGGTCGCGCTGGTGGCGGTGCGCGCCCAGCGGCCAATGTAGAGGATGGACGGCTGCGGCGACTGTGCGAAGTGCTTGACCGCACCCAGATATTCAGGGTCGGTGGTCGAGAAATCCTGCGCCACGCCGGACAGGTTGGAATATTGACGAATGCGTTCGCCAACGTCGATGACGTCCGTCGCGCCGATCAGAAGCCCTGCGCCGAAATTCCGGGTCGGGGCCGCAAGCGGCGAAAGGACGATCGAGACATTGACGACATCGGAAACGGCAAGGCCCTGGGCCATTGATTAGGACTCCGTGACGGTGAACGGCTGCGTGCCGTCAGGCGTGCTGACAGTGCCTTGGGCCGAAAGAAGGTTGAGGACCGGATAGGTGCGAGTAACGCACCGTCGAAAGCGCACCGGGACGTCGTATTTCTCGATCCAGGTGTTGTTGAGTAGGTCAGGCGCCTTAATGATACGGCCCGTCTCGAGCACGCTCATCTGCACCTTGAAGAGCTCTTCGCGGTTTTGCGCGATGGACAAGCCATCCTTGAAGAGCGCAGCGTTGGATGCTGCGGCAGGGCCGTAGAAGCTTGCCAGAAGATCGATTGTCTCGTGCCGCTGAAGCTCGTCGTAGCCGTCGCCCGTGCCGTGATGAATGACTGCGGGAAAGGCGTCGGCCTCGATGCCTGTGACGCCAATGGCGCACCAATTCACGGTGCGCTCAGGCCTGGGCAGTGGGTTGGCCGCCCATCTCGGACGCACCAGCGTTCCGTCGATGCCGGTGATGCCGACAACGACCTTTTGCAGGATGTCATCGAGATCGTCGCCTTCAGCCGGCGGCGCGCTGGACTGCGCGAGATAACCGCCCGTTGCCGAGGTGTTGGGCATGCTTGGATCTCAGGTCGGGGGCGGGTTCAGCGGAAGCTGATCGGCAAGAATGAGCCAGAAGCCTTCACCGAAGTTGTTGTAGGCGTTCTGCGCGACCACCGTGAACGCGCTCTCGTTCCAGATGATAACGTCCGAAGTGGTGCCCAGAATGGCATCGCCCATCTCGACCTTGAACTTGGTCACAAGCGTCATGCCGTTGGTATTCGTCTCGCCTTCCGGCCTACGCACCAATCCCCCGTCACCGCCAGGGAGTGCGTAGCCGGAAATGGCGACTCCCTCGATCGGGAACGTGACCGTGGTCGGAACGCCGCGACCATCAGGCCCAGGCACGAGCGTTGTGCGCTGAAGCGTGATGGTGTCGTCGCGAAACATCGGATCATCGAGCACGAAGGCGACGTCGAGATCGGGCATTACTTGTCCTCGATGACGAAGTTGACCGCCTGCCGAAGCGCGCCCGTGTCGATCAGCGGCTTGTTCGAGCCCTTGCGCCGGATGGTTTCTGGCTTGTTAGGAACGAAGGGGCCGTCGACGATCTTCTGCTGAACCGAGCCCTGCGCGACGAGGCCGACTTTGTTCAAGGTCGCGTTCGCAGTTGACTTGCCATCCAATGCGTCAATCGCCCCCGCCTTCATGACCTTTTCGATCTGAGGCAAGGCGTTGCGGACGCCGGGGATCAGAAACGGCCGGGCCGGGATATTGGCGCCGGGCGCTCCGTACTCGTGAATGTAGGCGATGGTCGGGTTGTTGAGCTCGTCTTCGTCGCGTTTGGCGGTCGTCTGCGGCAGGCCAACCTTGACCTCCTGCATCGCAAGCTCACGGATCGCCTTGAGCGTGTCCGACAGCTTGTCCTTGAGGACGACCGTGGTCATGCCCGCTGAATCCGCACATTGCCGGCCGTGGCGCCTGGGGCGTTCTTGACGAGGCCAAGCAGCAGACGGTCGATAGCCTTCAGCTTGTCGTGACGCTGCGAAACGGGCGCCGCATAGCTGTTGGTGTAGGACACGCGGTCCACCGTGCGGCTGGTCGACGTGATCGCCGCGGTGTTGCCGTTCTTGATGAAGTCGAAGCCCGTCGCAGACAGCAAGGCCGCTTCCATGCAGGCGCGCTGCACAGCCTTCGGCACCTGATCGGCCCAGATGGGGAAGCCGTCGTAGTCGTACAGGATGACTGTGACGCGCGGGGCGAACCCGCGCATCGTGTAGAGCGAAAGGCCGGGCGACATGTCTCGCGGCCAGGCTCGCGCCTGACCTTGACTGTAGCGATAGCCGTTCCAAAGCCCGAAATAAGCGTCATCGACCCATTGGGTTGCGGCGATGATCGCCGCTTCCTTCTGGGCCACGTTGAGCGCCGTCCATGCCGTATTGGTCGCGAAGTAGGCATCCGCGTCGGCAACGGACACATAAGCATTCGCGTCCGTCTTGGCGGTGCCGTCTTCAACGATCAGGGTCATGGGTCAGGCCTTCAAAGCCGCATCGATCTCGGACTTGAGCCGGTCGTTCGACCAGCGGCCATCGACCTTGATGCCGAGCTCGCCGGCTTGCTTGACGAGATCATCACGCGGATCGGCCGGCTTCGGCTCCTCGTAAAGCTCCATGCCGTCAACGAAATCGGACTCGTTGAAGATCACGAAGCCGCCCGGAGCGTCCGGGCTTTTGACCCGAACGGTGGGGCAGGTCTCGCCAGACGACATCAGCCGAGCACCAGCGCGGAGAATTCGCCGTTGACGGTCTTGAAGCCCCAGGCGAGGTGCAGTTCCCAGGAACGTTGGCCGTACTGCGCGATGTCGAGCATGAGATAGGTCATGCCCATCGGGTCGGAGATGGCCATCTGCGAGATCGTCGGGTTTTCCGGGATCAGCGGCGGGCGCATGATGCCGACGCAGGCGGTGCGCTCGAAGGCCAGGTTCGCGGTGTAGTTGTTGCCGACCGTGACGTTGGTCGCGGAGGCCGGGATCGCAACGCGAAGACCGGGGGCGCCGATGGTGATCGCGCCGCCCGAGAGCGCGCCGGTCACGACGTATTTGTTGGTATCGCCCGCGATCGAGATCACGTCACCCGCCAGGATGGTGCCGGACCCCGTGATCACGTTGATGACGGTCGAGCCGACGGCGTAACCAGCAGTGTCCGTGGTATAGGACGCGCCCGTGCCCTTGGTGTGGACGCCGATACCGGCCGACTCGGTCAGCACGAAGCCGAACTGACGCTGGAACAGGCCCGAGCGGCGCTCTTCGTCCGAACCAGCCGCATAGGCCTGCTGGATAACCGACAGGTTGCGCAGATTCAGGCCCGCGGAGGTGTCACCGACGAACTGAAGATCAGCAAGCGGGGCACCGTTGTCCTGCAGGATCTTGCGGGCGTTGGTGAGCGGCGAAAGGTCCGAAGCGAACGGGGTGGTGCCGGCAGTGCCGAAAGCACGCGAGGCGCCAACCTTGAGGGCGGTCGCGGCGTCGATCTCGCACTCGTTGCGCAGCGTGCGCATGCCCTGCTTGACCAGCTGGGAAACCCAATCGTTGTCGATCGTGGCGTTCTCGAGCGAGCGCTGCTGTTCGCCGGTCAGGTTCCATGAAACCTTGCGCGACTTAGTGATCTGCACGCCGATCGAAGAGGCGGTGGCATCGGTGCCGGCCGCGGCAACGTTGCCGGGCACGAAGTCCGAGGCTGCGCGGGTCGGGGCAACCGGCACGAGGACGGTATCGCCCTTCGCAACGCGCTTGTCGTCGAAGCGGGCATCGAGGGCGGAGATAACGCCGAAGGGTTCGGCGGCAACCTGCTTGGCCGCGCTGAACAGCGTCGGCGCGAGGGCGGTAAGCGTATTGGCCACTATGGGCTCCTATGGGATCAGGGTGTGATTTGAAGCCCCTGAGCCATCCGTGCGGCCCGCTCTTTTGGCGGCAGCGCATTGAAGTCAGCCAGGGACATTGATTTGCTGCCGGCTCCCCCGGCTCCAGAGTTGGGGAGCTTCCCGCCACCCCCGGCCCCGCTCGCCTTGAAGAGCGAAGGCCACTTCGAGATCGCTTCCTTGACGAGGTCGTCGAAGGTCGCGAGCCCGGATTTTCCAGAGCCAGCCATGGGCGTCTCGCCGTCGGCAGCCATGATCTTGACGACGCGAACGCCGTCTTCCGTCTCGAACTTGATGCGGTTTGCCAGCCGGTCCGGCAGAAGGTCGATGCCCTCCTCGGTGGCCCCGGCTTTCGACAATGCCGTCATGACATTGGTGTCGATGATCGCGCGGCGCTCGGACGCCTTGGCGGCGTTGAGCTCCTGCTCGAGCGTCTTCTTCTCGTTCTCCCAGGCCGAACGGTGCTGGCCGAGGATCTTATCGAAGTCGCCCGACTTTTCGGCTGCTTCGCGCTCGCGCTTGGTGCGCTCTTCCGCGAGAGCCTTGATTTCCTCAGGGCTCAGGCCGAGCTCGCGATAGGCTTTCGCGGTCTTCTCGTGGTCGCGGGCAGCCTTGCGCTCTTTTTCGAGCGCGGTCTTGAGGCCGCTGGTGTCCTCGAGCCCCTCAACCTTGAGGGCGAATTTGCCATCGCGCTCTTCGTAGAAATCGCGCAGGGTCTCAGCCACGCCATCCAGCGTGTCGACAGTCAGTTTGAGCATGAAGCGTCCCGCTTACGGTGAAAGCCCCATCTCGGGGCGAATAGGAGGCTTAGGCCTCGCGCCTATTCCTCGGGTATTTCGACCAGCGCGATAGCAACGCACCGGCAGTTGACATCATGACCGGGATGCCCCGTTTCGGCCGGGGGCTTTGCCCAGGCGAAACGCTTGCCCTCGTTGGCTTTGTGTGTGGGTCGCTCCCGCGAATCCAGCACACCCGACCAGCGATAGTGGGTGATCCCGCATTGTTCCTGACGAATGCGCGTCAGGTCGCTGTTGGCCTTCTGGATCTGATCGCGAGCGATGAGCTTGGCGCGCCGGCTGACGATGCCGAAATCCTCGCGAAGCTGCTTTTCAAGCTCGCTGGGCCTCGTGCCGTCGACGACAGCCTGCGTCACCAACCGCTCGATGCGCACCCTGACATCGTCGCCAAGACCCTGGATCAGCGCCACGTTGCGGCGCACGATCATGTTGAAGTCGGTCTGGATATCGTCGCGCGCGAGTTGCCCGGCCAGATTGATGCCGGTCGAGGATTTAACCTCGCTGACCCATTCCTTACGGTTGCGGATTTCCTCACGCGAGATCAGCCGCGTCGCGATCTCCGCGACGTTCGGCGTGACCTTGGCAATGACCGTTTTGAGTCCGTCCAGCGCCTGATTGACGCCCTGGGCTGACTCGACCGTAGGGGCAATGACGTTCTTCGTGTAGCGAGCCGCCGCGGTGATCAGGAGCTTGAGCGCGCGCATGTAATCGCGCTCTGCCCTGACTGACTGCTTTGGCGGCTGGATCTGGAAGAACTTACGGCTGACCTTCTTCGCTTTCAGAAGCTCCGCCAGGTCGATCCGTTGGTTCATCGTCCTCTAGCTCTTCGTCGTAGCCCGAAAGCTTCTCGACCTCGTCCTCCGGCTCGAAATCGTTCTCCAGCACCTTGCGACGCTGCATTTCGCGCAGCAGCGTCTCGTGGGTGATGTAGCCGCTATCGGCCATCGCAAGCAGCGTGGTCTGGTCGGTCGAGGCGAAGACGGACGCGCCGAAGTCGCGGTTGACGTTGACAGTGACCTCGGCCCTTTCGCCACCAAAGCGGCAAAGCAGGCCATAGGCTTCCTCGAGAGCATCCTCGAGGCTGTCCGCCATCATGGCGAGCGGAGAGATTTCCTTGGTGTCGTCCCGGATCTCGCCGGTTGCCGTTTGGCCGGGCTGAGAGACGAGCAGTTGCAAGCCCATGGCCTGCATCTGCGTTTCCATGTCCTTCAGGTCGTTGCGACCGGCCTCGATCGAGTTGCCGCCATGCTCCACGTAGGAAAGCTTGGCGTCGGTCGACGACATGCGGGCCAACTGGCCAGGCCCGATGACGAAGGTATCCTTCTCGTCCCAGCCCGCGCCGAAGAGGATCGGCACGCGGGCGACATGCAGGATGTTGCGCTGGTCCGATGAGGACTGCCAATGCGCGCAGTTGAGGTCGGCCAGATCTGCGAAAGGCGGGTCGCCAATGAAGAACCCGCCGCGCTTGAAGTAGACCGCAACGATCGGGATGCGATCGGTGATCCCGGTTGTGACGCCGTCCTTGTGTCGAATCCAGCTCTCGCTGTCGCCCTTCTTGCGCCACGTCTCCCAGCGGCCCGGCTCGATCACGCGGACCTGCTCGACTTCCTTCTCCTCGAAGGGATGATCGGGGTCGGGCTCGTAGGCGCATTCAAGCAGGCGAACCTGCGTGGCGACCTCGCGCCCGCCGATCGTGGTGGACTTCCAGCCGATCAGGTCTTCAGTTTTGACGTGGACGAGGTAGGGGCGCTGCCCGGCCGCATCCTCATCCGCCTTGGTAGCGCCCTCCGGTAGAGGGGGCGGCATTTCAGCCAGGATGAACGAGACGCCGGTCGTCATGGCGTCGATCGCCACCTCGAACGCGAAGGTGTTGAGGTCGCGCCCGGTGAGGTCGATGTTCTCAGACCATTCCTTGATTTTCTCTGGCGCGTCGTCGCCAAGCTGAATCGGCTTGGTGAACATGCGCCCGACCATGTCGCGGACGGTCTTGGCGAAGGCGTTGAACAGCACCGTGCGATTAAGGCGCACCGTGTAGGCCAGTGCGTCCTCGGCAAACTCGCGCGGAAGATACTGCTCGCCTTTCGCCCGCATGGCTCGCGTGCCGCCCAGGAGGGCGCGCGGCAGATCCCATTTCTCATGGGATAGCATGTAGTCGCGCGAGGGCGTGCGAACGGTCTTGGCAACGGAGCCAGCGGTCATATCCGAAGAGGTTCCCAGATAACGCGACCGGCTCTGTTTGCTGGCCAAAATGCCATGACGATCGCGTCCGCGAGGTTGGGCGAGCGCGTGCCTTCAGGCGTCTTGTCGACGACGAGCTTCATGCTGGGCGTTTTGTCCGCCGTCGCCTGGCTCAGTTCCTTTTCGACCTTTCGCAACAGAGGAAGGTCGGATGGCAGGCTGATCAGTTCATCCGCGGTCCATGTGAACGACGGGTCATTGACAGCGCGCCATGTGCGCTCGAACCGGAGGCGTAACTGCCACCAGGCTTGGGCCTTCAGGTTCTTGTAGAAATCGGCATTGAGCGGCGAATCGCGGTCCTTTTCGACCACGCGCCCCTTCGGGTTCAGAACCTCCGCGCCCGCATTCCACGGGACGAAGCGGATGGTGCTGGGCAGAAGCCCGTCATCCGCCAGCCGGTTGGATTCGGCTTTGACGCCGGCTCCCACGCCGATGCAGTCGTATTGCAGCTCGAGCGGGCCGAGGCCCGCGCAAGCCGTGACAGCGCGGCGTGTGGTCTTGCCGGTGTCGCGCTCACCCCATTCCTCGACGGATTTGAGGATTGGGCCTTTGCGTTTGGCCAGCGCATTCGTGTCGCCGCCCGAGTCGGCAACGTCGAGCGCGGCAACCCAGCCGCCTTCGTCGGTAAAGCCCAGCTTGACGTGAGCGTCGATCGCCGCCTTGACCCATTCGGCCGGGATGATCACGCCCTCGACGGCTGCCGAGTAGTTGCGATCGACCTCTTGCGCGAACAGATGCAGCAGGCCCGCGTCCTGTGCGGCCTGCTTGCGGGTGTCGTACCAGTCTTGCGTCTTGGCGGGGTGATCCCGCCAGTCCATCACGAAAACGCGCGTCTTGCCCTTTTGGGCCTCGGTTCCGGGCATCCAGTCAAGGCCGGCCTCGCGCTTGCGATGGAAGACGTTGCCGAGGCCGTTGACCGAGCTGATGTCGATCTGGACGCGGGTATTGTCCGCGAGCGCGGCTTCGATCTTCTCAGGCCGCTCGTAGTGCGCGCTTTCGTCCTTGAAGTAGATCAGCTTGCGGCCACCGCGGCCGATATTGTCGCCAGCCTCACCCGTAATGGTCGCACCATTCTCGGGGTTGATGAACTTCATGTAGGTCATGTGGTCGTTGGGCGATAAGCCCATCGGCCAGAACTCGCGCGGAATGCCGCGCAGGACCATGCGCATCTTTTCGAAGATGCTGTCCGGGTCGCCCAGCTTGTCGACCAGCTGCTCCTTGCGTGAGCCCCAGCCGACCGAGGAGCCGGGCCAGAACAGCCACAGCCAGATCGAGAATGCGGCGCAGACCCATGTCGCGCCCATGTCGCGGCACTTCTCGACGAGGCCGTTTTCCTGATCGGTCAGGCAGGCCTGCAGGAAGGTGACGAGCTCAGCCTGCTTTTCGAACAGGATGAACGGCATGCGCGCAGGGGTATCACCGCCCGCGTTTCGCGGATCGTAGGTGTCGCACCAGTGATTGATGAACGCGACAGGGTTGGTGCGATAGAACTCCTTGGCGCCGATGATAAGCGCTGGGTTGGCGCGGATCTTCAGGATTTGCTGCTGGCGCCAGGCAAAGACGCCGACATAGTTCGGCGGCCAGTTATCCGCCTTCGCCGTTGACGGTGGCTGCATACGCTTCTGCGGCTTGCTGCGGCGTCATGGTGGCGCTGACGACCTTAAGCGGCCCACCATCCGGGCCTGTGTGCTCTTGGGTGATCTTATCCCGCCACTCGGCAGGCTTGCGGTTCTTCAGCCAGTTGAACGCCGCGCCGGTATCGGGCGGGACGTGCTCGACGACGGGCGCGCGGATGATCGTGCCCTTCTCGTTGAAGATTTTCTCGGACTGATAGGAGTAGCCGACCGCCCGGTTGTACAGGGCGCGCTCGACGCGAGCGTCGGCTTGGTCCTTGCCCGCGATGACCGCCTGACAAAAATCTTCGTTGGCGTGCTTCCAGCGGTAGATCGTGCGGGTGTCGACTTCGAAGAAGTCCGCAAGCTCCATATCGGTTGCGCCAAGAGCGCAGAGCTTTGCGGCCTGGGCCGCGTACTCAGGCTTGTAGGCGGTTGGAGCTCCGCGGGACTTTGGTTCGGTACTCATGGGCTCGTGCGGCGCGGGTTATCTCGGCGCGACTCTGTGAGGCCTGGGGATACCAGCCCTGATGAGCACTCTGTGCCCATTTGCGCCGCACGATGGGGGATGGCCGGGAGGCCAAAGAAAAACCACACACCGAAGCATGGGGCGTCGCAAGGCGCGAGGCCGAGCGGGGTTATGATTTCGAAGCCACCATTTCCGCACCGTCCGACTGTCTGCCCGTGACTGGCACGAACCACGCTGCCTTCGGATCTAGTCGGCCGACCACTAACCCGGATTTCGATGGTCGTTTAACGGATCACCCAGGGTGGCTAGGATGCTGGGCGCACCCGGTTGCCAGTCCTCTCGGCTTCGAACTCTAAAAGCGATAGCAGGAATGGAGTGATACGAGCGCCTTCCGACGTCAACCAGAGCCATGCCGCCTGCCGCTATCTGGCCTAGGAACCCAGATGCCGGGTTTACACCCCGTGACCAGGCAAAGCTTCGCACTCACCCTGAAACTCAGGTCCGGGGTTCGGGGAGCTCAACCGAAGCGAGCACGCGCGCCAAACAAACCGTGCAACCACTATCCAGAAAAATGGATTAGTACGTCAAGGGGATTTATTCGACGCCATTCAGCATCGTCCGCGTACCGGCCATGAACCAGATGAGCGCGAAGAAAAGCCAGGCCCATGCGTTTTCTGGAGCAAAGAACGTCTGCGGCTCATACCCTGCACCCATTCGATAGCAATCGAACGAGACAAGAAAGCACGCGACAGCCGGCATAAACCGACCCATCACGCTGCCTCCAGTTGCTCGACAGGCAGATCCAGCATGGTCTCCCTCCCGAAGGCGTCTATGGCTACCCTGGCCTTGTCCAGACCGATCGCCTCGACCATGGTGGCCATGAATCCCATGAACGGTCCGGAGAGCAATCGAACGGTTTGTCCTGCCGCAACGAATGGGATGTCTTCAGGCTGCTCTGCTTCCGGCATCGGCGCGTCGTTCTGATAGGCCGCAATGGCCTCGACCACGCCAATCATTTCCTTACCGTACTTGTCGGTCCTAGTCTTGGGAAGCTCTACCCACTTGCCTGCGTTCGAGACGACTCCGACAACGCCGTCGAGATCGTGAATCGATGATAGGCCCGTCTCGACGAAACTGAACCCTTCGGCGAGGCTTCCGGTTGCACTTCGGAAGCGGACCATCGGTTCGCCACTGGCCAGGATGTAGCCGGGGAACGTGCTGCTCAGAAAATCGAGCGGCTTGCGCTTGCCGCCGTACTCGACGTGATGCGACCTATGCGGCCAGAAGACCTGGCACCCCGCCTCGGTCAATGCCTTTGCGGCTCGAGCCTCAGCCCTTGGTGCCGTCAGGATCAGGTACCACGGTTGGCTCAGATCCAGGTCGGGCGCCGGAACCTTGGTCACGGTCTCGCGCCGCTCACCGGGAACTAGCGGCTTCTTGGCAGACAGGGCGATCCTGTCTCGTCGACGTTGTGTCACGGGCATCCCCCAGCCAGAGAGGTCCGCAACGATTTTCGGAATGCGCTGGATCAGAATAGCCGAAGGTGGATTAGTGCGGCAACTACCGGATTTGGAAGACGATCGTGACGCTTAAATGCGTCATGCGGTCATCCGCCTCTCCAACCGACGCAGCGGCGGATGTGATGTGCTGGATAGCCCAACGGCGCTGTTGATTCAGTTCGTCGTTCAGCCAAGCCTCAATCGCGCGCTCAATTTGACCACTCGCATCGCTTCCGTACCCATTGAAAATCTTGACCTTCATTTGCTCCACTCCTTGCTCCAGTTAGTTGGGCTGCTCCAGTCCCCGCTCCAGTCCCAGAGATATATACCCTACGGGTATATATACTCTTGGGACCTTGCTGGGGCCTGAGTAGGTGACTTTGCTCCAGTCTGCTCCAGTCTGCTCCAGTTAATTTTTGCAACTGGAGCAATATCACAGGTTGTATTTCTCAACCCATTTTCCGACCTCAATGAAGGGCTTCGGACGCCGCCTTTCGTCGGGCCGGATGACCTCCTTAAGGTGCCCCTGCTTCACCCACGCCTCGATGAGACCAGCCACGATCTTGCGGTTGCCGGGGTCAGACACATCGATGTCCATCACCTCTGCGATGACATTGCCGGCCCACTCTGGGGACCGGTTGTCCGCTCTGCAATTCATGGCACCTGAAATGGCCTCCTGGATCGCATACATATCCACATCGTTCCGCTCCTCGGGCGCAGGCCACTTCCACGGCGCCACAACGGCCACGTTGTCGCCGTTTGTCCCTAGGGGGCCGTTCATGAGTGGAACGCTGACGATCTGGAACCAGAATGACTGGTCCGGGGGCGGCGCCATGTTGGACTTGCCATTATCCATCTTGAAGTACCCGCGGCGGCTCTGTACGCCCGCCTTGGCCGCCTGGTCGTCCGACATAGGGTTGAGCACCCGAGCCGAGCGGGCAGCCGCTAGGAGGGCGCTGGCGCCACGCCCGTCCTCGACCGTGATCTCTCCGCCCATCGTTTTGCGGACGTGGTGCACGAGCTCGATGGAGCAGTTGGTCTCGTCTGCGATCTTGGCCCAAAGCTTGGCCACCATGTCGATCGCGCCGTTGTCGTTCTCGCTGACACGGTGTGACGACACGAAGGGATCAACGATCAACACGTCGATCTTGCGCCGCCTGATGGCAGCCTTGACCTGCTCCACAATGGGAAAGGCGATCTTGGTCCCGCCCTTTTCCTCGCGCGCCACGATGATCTCGGTCTGGCGTCCCGAGTTCATGAACAGGCATTGCTCAAGCCCCTTGTGGTTGAGCCCGAAATGCATGATGGCCGCGGTCATCCGGCGCTGCATTTCATCGGCAGGATCTTCACCGTTCCAGAGCCAAACGTTGAAGCACCCGTGCGGCTGGACGCCCAGCAGAGGCTCGCCGGTTGCCATGGCAAGGGCCTCGACCATTGTCAGGCTGGACTTGCCGACGCCGCCAGGGGCGAGCGTGAGACTCAGGAACTTGCGGATATAGTGGCCGCCGTAGACCCATTCACGCATCGGCAGCTTGGCTGGGTCGGACCAGTAGAAGGGGTTGGGATCGATTTCATAATCAGACTCGGGAACAATTTCTCCCGTCTCAGGGTCGGCCAACGTGCCGTCTTCCATCGCGACGTATTTGGGTTTCGGCGCAAGTGTAATAACGTCCGGGTCAGGTGGCGGCATGCGGGGGCTAGAAGAGCCATCGCGAATGGCGCGCGCGATGGTTCCCTTGGGGCCTAGAGCCTTGTCGTTGGCCGGGATGCCCCAGGACATTGCTGCGTTGGCGAGGGCAGCATAGGCCTCGCTGAAGGTCAGGCACTCGCCACCGACGAGTTGCCCGATACGGAAGGCGATGCGATTAGCCTCCTCGTTGCGTGTACCAGGAGCCGCACTGGCCAATGAACGCATGTCGGCATCTAGCGCCGCATGCCCGTAAAGGCGCTTGCGCTCATCACTGACGGGCGGTCCGGCCTCGACCGTGAACTGGGCTGCGGGCTTTTCACGCGAGCCTGACAGGACGTCGATCAGCCATTCCGGGGGCGTATCGGCCTCAAGAAAATAGCCATCCTCTGGCTCGTAGCGACGGCCGTCCAGCATGGTGGCACCAGGCGCGATGACGTAGCCGCCGAATCCTCGCACGTCGACGCCGAGGGGGAGCGCCCCGCGGCCGTTCCCGTGCTTCGCCCATTGCCGATAATAGAGATGAGTTCCACCCGTGATGGTGTCGACCTTGGGCACGTCGGCAAGATCGTCGCCATGGCTTTCGGCAAGGTCATTGAAGGCCAAGACGCCATCGGCCTGGCCTGGCTTGCGATCAAGGTCTATCACCACCAGCCCGGACTTGGACAAGTCGATGGCCGGGATGGCGTCTGGGTAGCTAGACCACCATTGCCGAATACGACTTTCGTTGGTGGTGGATGCCGATCGCCAGAGAATGCCAGGGTACGGGGTTTTCTCCTTCCACTGCGGCTCGCCGTGCTCATCGAGCGGGCCGTTTTCGGGGCGGCACGGGAAGACGGAAACGCCCTGGCTCGCGAGGTCCAGGGCGAGGTCGAAATTCGACATGGCGGCATGCGCCATGGCGTCGAAGACGTCGGGGAGTATAGCCATCTGAAAACCTAAAAAGGAGCCTGGTGATCGGCGATGCGTTTGCGCATGGAATCGCCGAAGGCGCGGATCATGCGATTGCCGGCGAGCTTGAAATTGCTGGGGTCCAAGAGGGCTAAGTCGGTGGTTCCGACCTCGTCCATGAACTGGCCAAGCGCGACCATGGCGTCGTCAATCGCCTCATGCTCGCAGGCGTCGAACTGGCGGGGTGTGAGAAGGTTGGCTTTGGATGCGATTGGCATGCAGTCCTCGCATACCCAACGGGGTGTCTTGTTGCGCAGGAGGCCGAGGCCGCAGTCGCGGCGCCGGCAGATGAAGCAGGGCTGTGGGTCGGTGAATGTCATTGGGACTTGAGGGAGCGGAGACGATTGGACAGCTCGTCTAGTGCTCCTGAAATCAGTGCCGCCTCAGGTTGGGGCAGAGCATCGAAGTGAGTTTCAAGCCTTTCGCAAAGCTGCGCCGCCCACTCCATCTTGTCGTTCTCTGCGGATCGAATGGCAGAGGCGATGACCTCTGCCATTGTCTTGCGTATCGGCGTTTCGAGGTATGGCTTACTGCCGTCGAGCGGTTCGCACAGCGAGCGAACAACCTCCTTCGCCCTCTCCTCTGGCGTGGTCATGGGGCTTCTTCCTCAACAATATCGAAGCGAAACGTGCCGCAGGCCTTGCGAGCAAGATCATCGATGGCCTGCTTGATCTCGCCAGTCGGCCCGTAATAGGGCGTGCCCTTGAGTGCCTTGTTGACCTCAATCCACTGGCTCAGGCGCATCGTGAAGGAGATCGTGGCCTCAAGGTTGCCAGGGTCTTTAATCGTCAGCTCTGCTCTCATTCCCCGCTCCTGCTGATGTTGGGGGTGGGCTTGGTGCCTTCGAAAATGCGGATCGTGGCCGCCTCCGCCCGTAGGTCGATTGCTTCGTCTCGTAATAACCTCCGCGAAGTTGGCGAGGAGGTTCGGTCGGCCAAGCCCTCAAGCCATTCAGCGTCATCTTCCAGTCTCTGCGCCCGCTTGAGATCGGGAGACATCTCGCCGCTCACGCTCCCACCCCCTTCATCTCAGCCCGCATTTCCGCCCGCTGCCGAACCCGCACGCGGCGCCAGAACTTGCGCTTGATCTTTCGGAGTTCGCCGGGCGCCCAGCGAAGCAGGTGCCGGCTGTAGCGGCTGAAGGCGTCCCATTCGGGCGCGGTCAGCCTGGACCTGGTTCCCATCATTCCGCAGCCTCCAAAGCCAGAGCCCGAACGCCGACGACCTCGAAATACTGGCCCGACGGACGCACCTGGATTTCAGCGGCCGGCATGATCTCTGACTGCCTCTCCAAGGCTTCCGAGACAGTCTTCGGGCACGTCCCGAGCCCCATGCGGCGCCACCAGCTTTCCGCCTTCTGGCGCGCAAAGCCGTCGTGCTCGAAGCACACCCACTGGCGGTAGACGGTCAGGCCAGCCGTGTATTCGACACGCATGCTGGTCGGGCTTCCTACCTTGGCGTGACGGAAGAAGCGGGTCTCCGACACCTCCAGCCAATTCGAAACCGCGCCTGTCGACATGATGGGCCGATCGGCATCGGCCCGCGCGTCGTGCTTCGGCGTTTCGTCCCGCGGCCACTCATGGCCGCAGTGCTGGCAAACGCGCGTGTTGAGCGCGACGAGCTCCTTGCAGCCGGGGCATTCTTTGGCCTTGGGGCGGTCTTCTGATGGGGCGTCACCCTTGCCTCCAGAACCCTTCGGCGTGACATCATCCACTGGCCCGTGACGCTTCACGTTGCCGGCGAAGTCCAAAATCAGCGCGTCGGTCTTTCCGGGCGCCAACCGGAACGCCCTGCCGACCTGCTGGATATACAGTCCAGCCGACTGCGTCGGGCGCAAGAGGGCCACCAGATCGACAGCCGGTACATTGAAGCCGATCGACAGGACGTTGGCGTTGGTCAGGCATCTGATCCGACCTTCCTTGAACTGCCGGATGATCCGATCGCGCTCACCGTTCGGCGTCTCGCCGGTCACGGTCTCGCAGGTAATGCCGCGCGACCGGATTTCGTCGCGGACGTGCATGGCGTGGTCGACGCCCGTACAGAAGCAAAGCCAACTCTTCCTACTGGCCCCAAATGCCGTGATCTCATCCACCGCGGCGCGCGTGATCCAGTCTTTATCGACAGCCGCCTCGAGGGCGCCGGCCACATACTCACCGCCGCGCTTGGCGACGCCAGAGACATCGAGCGCCGTGGCGGTCGCCTTGGACGTTAGGGGCGATAGGAACCCGGCCTCGATCAGGTCAGGGACGGCGGCCTCGTAGACGATGTCGTCAAAGAGCCGGTCCTTACCGCGGTCCAGCCGGCCAGAATCAAGTCTGTACGGTGTGGCTGTAGCGCCGAGAACCCGCATATCCGGCACGATCTCGCGCATGCTGGCGAAGAACTTGCCGTAGGACGTGTCGGCCGAGCGCGAGATCAGATGCGCCTCGTCGACAATGATGAGGTCGAAGGCGCCGATCTGCTTGACCTTGTTCCAGACGGATTGGATGCCGCAGAACAGGATTTTGGATCTTGTGTCTCTTCTTCCTATGCCGGCCGAGTTGATGCCGGCTGGCGCTTGCGGCCAAAGCTTCATCAGCTCCTGGAAGTTCTGGCTGATCAGCTCTTTGGAGTGCGTCACGACGCAGATGCGCAGTGACGGCCACTGCTCGAGCATTTCGCGGATGATCGTCGCGATGACGAGCGACTTGCCGCCACCCGTCGGGATGACGATCAGGCCGTTTCCGCCACCCTTCTGCCAATAGGCATAGAGAGCGTCTATGGAATCGCGCTGGTATGGCCGGAGGGTTAGCATTTATCACCGCCCTTCCTGGTCCGGTTGCGCGGAAGCCCTCCCAGATTGCGCAGGTTGGAGCCCGTCGCGTCATTGTGGACGCGGATGGCATAGATGACCGACGTGTGGTCCTTGCTCATCAGCCGGGCGATATCCGACAGCGTCAGGCTGGTTTCCTGAGCAATGGCGACGATCGCCTCACGCCGCGCTCTCGACATGCTGCCGTACATGCCTGTGCCGATGAGATCGGCAGCACGCTCGCCATGTTCTTTGGCGACGGCATCGATCAGCGCACGGGCATAGGCGCGCTGGTTATTGATCTTCGCCTTGGCCCTTTCCCGGTTGGCATGCCTGATTGTGGCTTCGATCTCCGCTGCGGTGGGTTTGACCGGCTCGGGTTCTGGCTCGGGTTCTGGTTTCGGGGGCTGAGGCAGAACGACGAGAGTGGGCTTGCGCGGGTTCAGTCGGGCGCGCACGGCAGCATAATGCGCCGTGAGGGCTGCGGGGTCGGTGAAGGTGCGGACGGGGATCATTTGTCCCTCCGCAGAAGCGAGCCCCGCCATTGGCTGGTGTGTTCCAGATAAGTGACGATGCACTCCAGATGCGGGCACCAGACCGCTAGGAAATCGCCGCCTTCACCGTCAATCAGATGCAGTTCGCGGTTGGCCCCGCCGTAGCCGAGAATGGTCGTCTCGAAATTCCAGACGGCGTCCTCGTGGGCATCGACCTGCGCATCGGTAAGAGCCCATCCACAGCGCTCAGCGGCACGCTGCAATGCGTGTCGACGAGCGTTCATGTAGTGCAGGTCGTCGTATTGCTCCGGCGGCTGCAGATTAAAGGCGGAGAGATCAGCCATTGGCCGGCCCTCCGAAGATGGCGGCGAAGTCAGCGGCGAAGCGGGAGGGCTTGGGTTCAATCTCACGCCAATGCGTCGGAGCTCCGTCAGGGTCTTCCTCTGTCCATGTCGTCAAGATCTCGTTGGTGATCTGACTATGCATGGCCCAGATCCCCTTTTCCGGCTGGACGAGATGATTGGACGCGAAGCGATTCCACCGCATCGGATAGATCTCCTGCGGCTTGCCGTTATCCATCCACGTCAATTCTATCTCGCGCCCACAGCGGGGAGCGGTCGAGATGGGCTGCCAGGGGTTGGTCATCAGAACACCCCCAGCCAGACGCCGACGCCGTGAACGACGCCGACAGGCACGACGACGCATCCGAACAGGAGCAATATCCACGATCCGGTTTTGATGCAGACGATGACGTGCGTGATCCATGCGGCAGCGCAGAAAAGCGTGCTGCCAATCCATGCGAGAATCCCGATAAGGATAAGAAGCCCCTTCACGCCACGGCCTCCTTCATCTGCGAGATTTCCTGAATGACGGCATCCAGCACGGCGCCAGCCGCGCCTTGGGCCGTACCGTCTTCCTCGCGCGGCATGGCTCCAGCCAGTTCCTCCAAAGAGGCGCCGTGCTGCAGGGCGATGGAGATGAGCGTTGCGACCTCGAGCCCCGAGGTGTGCATCGCGGTCGTGAGCTTGTTGCAGGAGATGAAGACCTCCCGCACGAAGCCTTGGTGGAAGCCGATCGAAACGGCGTAGGAGACCGCGCTGAAATGGCCGGGATGGTCGACTTGGATGCCGAGGCTGGGGCGGCGGCTGGGGAGGCGTTGGCGGGTCATGCGGCCACCATGCGCGACACGAGATCACCCGTAGTTCCGGTGTCCTCGGCTAGCAGCAAATTGCGGACGGCCTGCTTAAAGTACGCCGGCTTCAACTCTGTGCCGGCGAATTTGCGGCCGTGTTTGATCGAAATGAACCCTTCGGACCCGATGCCCATGAATGGCGAGTAGACCAGGTCGTCGCGGTTACTCCACAGGTGGACCGCCCGCTCGATCACGTCGAGTTGCAACGGGCACAGGTGGCGCTCATCCTTGTCGTCACGGGCAACCGTAACGTTCAGAACGTTCGTCTGGTCGACCGTCATCCAGACTGGTGATGCCGCCTCTTGCCACCATGACACAGGATAGACGCCGGGATCGTGCCGGACGGGCTCTGGCGTCTTTCCGTCGCTCTCCTTGCGGAAGACGAGCAGATAGTCAGGCATACCGACACGGACGCGACTGCCGTCGGTGCGGAGCGTCTTGTAAAGAAGCCCGTGAGCCTTGGTTCGCGTCATCTCCACGACCGGACATTTCCAGATCGTGACGCGAGAGTGGTAGGTCCAGCCCTCTTGCTCATGCACCTGGCGGATAAGAGCTGGCAGATCGAAGAGACCGATTACGCCGTCCCGCGACTTGCTTAATGGCAGGTCCGAGCAATGGACGGCGCTGATACGACCTGGCTTCGTCGCCCGGAGTAAATCCCGGACGAGGAAGCGATAGCGCTCGGCGAACTCGTCATGATCCGCGACATTCCCCATATCGCGCTCGCTCTCGCTGTAGACATAGAGCTGTGAGAACGGGGGCGAATAGACTGAAAGGCCGATGCTGTCGGCCGGCATCGTCGCGGTGAACTCAACCGTATCGCAATTATAGGCGGCGAAACGGCTTCCGATGTGCTGGTCCAAGACTTCGGTCATGACACCATCCATGCCGGCAGCGAGGCCAGCTTTTGCGGTTGATAGGAATGGAGGCGGACGTCGGCGCGGTGCGCGCGGGCCATGGCCGCGGTCATTTCCCGTTTCATGGCGTCGTGATCGCCAGCCTTGCGGGAAACGACGTCCCAGATCGCGGCCTCGGTATCGGCAAACACGACATGGCAGTCGACTGGTCGGGTCTGCCGGAATCGCCAATGGCGACGAACCGCCTGATAGAACGCCTCATAAGAGAAGCTCATGCCGGCGAAGACCGTGCGTGCGCAGTGCTGCCAGTTCAGACCGAACCCGGCGATGCTCGCTTTCGTGACAAGGACGCGCAGATCGCCATTTGAGAACGCGGTTAGGCGATCTTCCTTCTGGTCTGGCGTCATCGACCCGCGAACTTCCACGGCCTCGGGAATCGCGGCAATGATGGCGTCGGCGTCGTAGTCGGTCTCGACCCAGACGGTGACAGGCTCATTCGCCTCTGCCGCCACGATCGATGCCACCATCTCGGCGCGAGCCTGGCACGTCAGTCGCTTCTCGGTGTGGACTGAGGTCGCCGACAAGTCGGGCATGCGAAACAGATGGGCCTGGCCGTCCTTATCTTCGCCGCGCCCTGCCAACCGATCGGCGGCAACGAGATGTCGATGCATCCGCAGCTCTGGCATCTCGAACCCGTCATCGGAGAAGCCGAGATCCGAAGGCCGAGAGACGCATCGCGACCACGACGCAACCCAGTCCCAAAACGGGCGCACGGCATGGCCCTTGAGGCGCCAGGTGCCGGTATCCATGCTGTCATGGATAAACCAGCGCATCAGCATTTGATCGCGGGTCATGACCCCAAGGAAGTCGGCATGCGTGCCGAGCTCTGCATGATCGTTCGGCGCCGGCGTAGCGGTGCAGGCGAGCCGGTAGGGCGTGCGCTTGAATATCTCGATCAGACGCTTGGTCGTCTGCCCCGAAAAGCTTTTGAGGATCGAGCTTTCGTCCAAGATGACGCCTGCAAACTCGGACGAGTCCAACAAGTGCAGGCGCTCGTAATTGGTGATGACGATCCGCGGGGATTGAGGCCCGCCATCACGCGAAACCACTGCGTCGATCCCGATCTCATTGGCCTCGGCCTTGTGCTGGCGGGTGACGCCGAGCGGGGCGAGCATCAGAACGGGGCGGTTCGCGCGAGCGACAACCTCCTGGCCCCACGCCAGGGCAGCTCGCGTCTTGCCGAGTCCGGTGTCGAGGAACATCGCCGATGATCCGGCGCGCAAGGCGAACTCGACCGCGGCGCGCTGATGGGGAAAAAGCGACGGTGGCAGGTCAAACTCGCCCTTGAACCCAACCGGGACAAAGGCTCCATGCGACGCTGCAATAATATCGCGATATTGATCCAGAGCCATCACCGCCCCTCCCCATCGCGAAACTCGGAGCCGTCAGCGAGGCGGTAGACGACGACCTCTGTGTCGGTGACGTCGACTTGTTCGCCTGGCACGGTTTCAGGAATGAATCGATGGGTGGGACAGGCCGCTTTCTGCTCCTTCTGCGTCAGGAGCTTTTCCCAACGCGCGCAGTGCCATTTGCCGGAATTGGCTGGCGTAGAATGCAAGCAACTCCGACAGGTAGTCCTCGCAAACTCGCCCTCGTGGCAGACCGCACGATGCCGGCACCAGCCACAGGCAAAAGCCGCTTTGCTGGTCGGGTCGTCATGCAGACGCGGCGGCGGGCGATCCGAGCCGATGATGCGCTCAGCCCGTGCGACCTGCGCCATGGCATAAGCGGGGTCGTAGGCGATGCGCTCGGAATGGAGCTCGTCGGTGTTTTTGTTGTGCGCCAGGTAGAAGGCGCGCGCGATGCCGCTGAAGTGCATATAGAGCTGCACCTGAGCGTAGTGGCCCGGCTTCGATTCCTTCACGCCATTCTTGACCAGATCCTTGAACGACTTCTCGGAATGGGTCTTGAACTCAAGGACATGCTCGGCCTTCGGAGCATCGGGAATGCCCGAGCCGCGTCCGTCCATATGGCCGCGGAAATGGCCGTCGATGGCCTCCAGCGCCCATTGCTTGCCGGTTGAGGGGTCGACTTCCTCGACGTGGATACCGGCCATGCGGAGATCGTCCAGCATCCGCGCTTCTTCGCGGTGGCCGGTCTCGAACAGGCGCAGCTTGCGACCGTCGAATTCTTCCGGGGGGGATGTCCAGCGGAAGGAATACCAAAGCGCGCGATCGCAAGGCTCGCCCATGGTGGACATGCCGAGATAGCCGCGCTCGTAGCGATCAGCCTTGGCCTCGTAGGCTTTGTGGATGGCCTCGACGGTGTGCGGGAGAGGAGATGGAAGCTCAGCCATGGATAAGCACCCATTCGGCCAGCTTTGCGAGAACAGCCCTCAGATCTTCAGACACGTCGAGGGCTTCGATCGCCTTAGTAAGCCGGTCGCGTCGGATGACGGCGCGCGCTTCGCCCAAGCCGATCTCAAGCTCGCGATGCATCCGACGAACGTCGTCTGACGTGATCGTCAAGATCGCTGCTACGTCAGACTTTGGGGTATAGGATTCCTGTGCCATGAACGGTGCTCCCGCTGGCTTGCAAAAGTCGGTGGTGAGGTGGGCGGGCCGTCGGCTTCCTAGGGCGTGTGCGGCCCGCCCGGCTTGCCTATCGGCGCCAGGGGGCGTTGCCGCCCGCAGCCGGGCGCGAGGCTTGGGCGGCCGCCGCAGGAGCCACACGAGCGGGTGCCGGAGCCTGACGCGGAGCGCCGCCACCAGACATCGGCTTGTAGCGCTTGATGCCGTTGGAGGCCTCGTAGTTCCCCTTGGCCGGGTTGATCTTCACGGTGCCGATGAAGGGCTTGAAGTGAAGCTCCTCGGAATCACGAAGCCCCTGCACGCCGGTCGCCAGGCAGAGGTCAGCCAGAGCGCGCTGCGCGATGGACTGCGCTTGTGGGTTGGAATGGCGGATGTTGAGCCAGTCCCAGATCTTCCGGTTGGCGAACGGGCCGTCGATGATCTCGATTGTGAGGTTGAGCCCGCAGTCGCCATTGTCCTTCGGCTTGAGCTCGCTCTCGATGATCTGCATCACATAGTCGCCAGCAGGCAATAGGTCGAAGGAGCGCTCATCCTCCGGCACACTGGTCGGATCGAAATCGGAGCCAAAAACGTCAGCAAGATCAGCCATGGGTCACGCAGCTTTCTCGACCGGAGCGGTCGTCTGGACATTGGGGAAGTTGGCGGAGAGCGCAGCGAAGCCTTTGCCGCGCTCGTAGAGGATCTTGTCGGCAATGCCGTAACGGTTCTTCGACACGAAGGACGGGCGCGGGGTCGTGTAAATCCAGCGATTGCCGCCACCGTCAGCGCGCGACCGCGTGCCGGCGCCCTGCTTGGCCTTCGGGTCGTCGACCTTGATCGTGACGTCTTGGTTCAGGAAGAAGATCGCGTCGACCTCATCCTGGAACAGCGCCACGGCGCGCTTCTGCAGCCGAATGTCATAGCGGCTGTACGCGACCGTCATCGGGTCGTTGACCGTCTCAATCGAAGAGTGCGCGATGAACACGACGTGCATGCCGCGGTCGCGCCGCAGGGCGTTCGCTCCGTCGATCAGGTCGCGCCAGTGTGCTTCGGCCGCAAGGTAGCCCTTGCCGTAACCGGGCGCCTCGATATTGGCCCAGTTGTTGACCTCGCACGTCTTTGCCCAGACCAGCGGCTCCATCTTGTCGAGGCTGTCGAAGGCGACCGTCCCGAAATCGTGCGGGTCGTTGTAGAGCGAATACATCGCCTCCATGATGCCGTCGAAGTTGCCGAGGTCTTCACGCGAGAACCGCGGCGGCGGGTTCTCCATGTCGATCGGAAAGCCGTCTTCCGTCTGGATGAAGACAGGGTTCGGCCATTCAGCGGCAAGCGTCGTCTTGCCCAGGCCGGGCGGTCCATAAAGCAGCGTGCGAGTCGGGAGATCCGACTTGCCGCGCCGCAGGTCTTTCAGTGAGATTGCCATTTGCTCAGCTTCTCCTTTTTGGCTGCGCGCTCCTTGAAGGTCCGGGACGGACCGGGGCGGAGTCGGTGAGCAGCCGATGCCGACGTTCTATGTCAGCGCCCGGTCCGTCTCGGTGAGGGATTGGGGAGGAGCATGGGCTGACCCAGCCCCTCCCGCGCGCATTCCGACATCGCTGGCGGCGTCGGAAACGGAATTGGTCAGGCGCACCCGCAGGACGCCGATGGAATTGAGAACGGCGATAGCCTCATCGAAGCCGGTCGCGCAGTAGTAAGAGCAGTCCGAACGCTGGGAGGCTTCCATGAAGCGCTCCTGGTCAGAGGACATGCGTCCGTCGCCCTCTTTGATCTCGACGAAATCAACCTTCGGGCCGGGCTGGATAAAAATGAGATCGGCGACGCCGGGCAGCACGCCCATACACTTCATCAACCGGGCCGTGCGCTTGTCGCGCTTGCCGCCATTGGGCGTATGCCAGAACAGCACGTTGGGTCGCAGGTACTGCTTGATGATCGCGACGAGCTGTATCTGCAGGGCGTCCTCTGCCGTCACGGATGCATCTCCTCGAGCACGCTTGGCTTCGTCGGAATGAGCCCGCGCCGGATCATCGACTCGTGATGCTCGCGCCAGCGGCGCGCGCCGGGGCTTTCCGTGCGGGAGCGAGCCGGTGTGACAATGCGAAAGCGACGGACTTCGGTCTCTGGCTGCGTCAGAAGAATGCGCAGCGTCGGAAGCGTGATCGGAGACGGAACGCGCTCGATCCTTTGAATGAAGGGTTCGGGCTTGTGCTTGATTTCATGCCCCTTGCTGGGAGCGCCTTCGGCATGAAACTGCTTGCGCTCGCGTGCCTTGCGTTCACGGCTGAGCTTCAGTTGGCGCTGGTATGCATCCCTGTCGATCGCACACCGCACCGTGGTCTTGCCCTTGCCGAGTGCCTTGGCGATCTCGTTGACCGATTTGCCGCGCTTGGCCATGCGGCGTGCTTTTGCGTGCCATTCGGGGGGTGTGGTCATTGATCAGCCCTCGCCAGCAACAGCGCGCCGAATGAGGCGAGCCGTGTTCCTGAGGCGATCAATCGATTCCCGATGAAAATCAGGATCGATCGCTTCCAGCGCTTCAGCATCGGCTTCGAGCCGGGTGGCGTATTCGAGTGTCCCATTGGTAGCCTTCTTGCGGGCGGCGGTTTCGGCGGCATGTCGGAGCGCGTCCATCTCGTCCGCTCGGATGGATTTGGCTTCGCCATAGAGGAAGGCTTTGACGCGGCGTTCGGACAGGCCGAGGCGGCGAGCAACCCGAGGGATCGCATTCTTGAGGTAGTCGCCGCGCTGTTGCGGACCGACTAGTGCGGACACATGGCCTCGCGCTTCAAGCAACACGCTGGCAGTCATGTGGTGTACCCTCTTGTAGGCATTGGAGAAAGTTTCCACGGCGTTGGAATCCTTGTGTGGTTCAGTAATTGAACCAACAGGGGTTCTTGACCATGAAGCGACTGGATTCGATCGTTGCCGAGTTGCTGGCAGGCGTGAAGCAACGAGCCGAATTGGAGAAGAATGGTATTGTTGTTGCCAATGACAACGAACCTGCGCAGCAGCGGTTTAACCGCATCGTGCGCGAGCTTAAACTTGAGGCACAGCCTCGAAACCGCCGTCGCAAGCGTCAGAGGAGACATTAAAGCCACCCAAATGCTTGCAACCATGACTTGGCCGCCGACAGAGCGGCCAAAGTCGTTATTGCGGTACAGAAAAGGCTGTCTGGTTTCATTTCAGCCCCAGCAGTGCCAAGACCAGAAAAGCCGGAAATGCGAATGTCGAGAGCGCGAGAATTGAGGCCGCACATAAGACAATACAGGTGAGAAAATTGATCGGGAGGCGCATGTCAGGCTGCCTTTCCATCGGACAATTCGCGGAGAAGCTTCGCGACCGGCCCTTTTGGTCTCTGTCCGTTTTCCATTCGAGACACGCTCGAGCGGTCGAGACCGAGAAATTTGGCGAGATCGTCCTGCGTCCAGCGAAGGCGTTCCCGCAGGGCTCTGATGTCGATCGGTGCGTCCATGCCATTATATGTGCATTATGCACGCACTCATGTCAAGTCGAATTGCACGGATGATTCGGTGCATTCTGCACAAATGTCAGATGAGCGCCCCGAACAAGCGGTCCGGCTTCAAAAAGCCCGTGAGGCGCGCGGCTTTTCCAGCGCGCGTGAGGCTGCTCTGCGCCTGGGCTTCAACTATGAAACATACAGCCAGCACGAACGAGGGCTTCGCGGCCTCTCGCGGGCGGCCGCCGATTACGCGAAGGCATTTAAGGTCTCTATCGGCTGGTTGCTCAATGGCGAAGGTGCCGGGCCAGGGGAAGATTCCCTCATCAAAATATCGGAACCTGAGCCCAACGCTGTAATTGAGGATGGCCCCGTCTACCTGCCATCAGCGGCAGGGCCTCGGGATATTGAAGAGCTTGGCGCCGCAATGGCTGGCGACGGCAAAGACGAGAGCGCTTTCGAGTTCAACGGGCAGGTTGTCGATCTTGTAAAGCGACCTCCAGGGTTGCTGCACAGGAAGGATGTGTTTGCTCTGCGCGTCTCGAATGTTAGCATGTATCCGAAATACGAAGATGGAGAGCGGCTATATATCGAGAAGCGTAAGCCTGCCATCGGTGAATATGTCGTCGTCGAGCTACACCCGAAGGAAGAGGGCCGCCCCGGCAAGGCCTATATCAAGAAACTATTGGCCGCGAATGCCTCAAAAATCACGGTCGAACAATTCAATCCGCATGGCGTGCTGAATTTCTCGCGCGATGAGGTGAGGCAGCTCCTACGGGTTATCCCCCAGAACGAATTGCTGGGCTTCTAGCCACGCAAGACCGGAACCAGCTCTAGGCCATCCTTGGCTTCGCAGACCGAGCATTTGAGCTTCGGACGGAGCTGGTGTGTTGTCACGATCCCTTTTTGCACAAGCCCTGCCAGATCGGCGCGGGATAGCGTCTTGCCATGCCCGCAAGCGCACCGGACCAGAAGTGCTGGGATCGTGTGAAAATGCGGAGAAGGCGCCGCCCCTGACCAACTCATACTCATAGCCAGCCCTGCCTTAGTTCTTGATATGTTCTTAATCAAGCAGACCCCGCATTAAGAGTCGAGTCGAATCACTGCCGGTTCACGTCAGTAAAAATAAGTGCGCAGTGCACGCACTTTGCTGTTGACTTATCCGTGCGTTTCGCACATCTTCTCCTCACCCCAGAGGAGAGACCCCATGTACGCGGTCACCTACCAAGCCGAAGAGCTCAACCTTTTCCCTACCACGAAGCACGCGCAGATCCATTTCAACGGTGATCTGGATTTGGATGCCAAGCCGGACGGCTCGTGGACGATCGATACGATCTGGGTCGACATCGCGACGCCAGGCCCGAAGTTCAGCATCAAGCATACGCTGACCAGGCTTGCCGGTGACCACCCGCTTTATGCGCTGATCGTTGCCGCCGCAGAGGCGCACGACAAGGCCACACAGGCCATTTCCGACCATGTCAGGGAAGAGCTCGATGGTGCTGACCGCGCCGCCTATGCTGACGCGCGCTATCAGCTCGGCAAGGACATCGCGCGCGGACTGGAGGTGCGGTGATGGGTGCGCAAACCACCCGCGAGCGCCAGGAGCGCTTCGCCAAGGACTTCGACGGCGTTCATTGCCTCGACTGGTCAGCCGCACTGGACCGGATTCTCGCCCGTCGCGGACTCTCGTTCTTCACTGACGAGCAGGTCGAAGAGATCGTCTCCGCCATGGTCGAGCGCGCCCGCTTTTCGCAGCGTCTGCGCGTCCGCAACCGGCAAGCCATCAGGAGCGCAGCATGACCACCGTCATCGCCTTCCCGCATGCTCCCCAGCCTGCGGTCTACCTCCCCACCCCCGAAGCGTGGCCCCGAGACGATATCGGGACGACGGCGCTCAAGCTGGTGGCGACGCTTTTCTTCTTCGCCGGTATCGGCGGTTTTCTATCGATATGGGGAGGCTGAGCTATGGCTTTCTATGTTGGGCAGAAGGTTGAGTGTCTGACGATCGGCCCGCTTAAGACTGGATTGCCCGCGCTGTCCTTGAAGGCCGGACACATTTACACGGTGGCTCGATATAGCCGAGCCCCTGATGGCCATATGGCGGTGTGGCTCGTGGAAGCGACAGCGGTCTATCCAGAATACGGGTATTTGTCCGAGCGCTTCCGCCCCGTCATCGAGCGCAAGACCGACATCTCGATCTTCAAGGCGATGCTGAACCCCTCCAAGCAGGAGGTCTCGGCATGAACTGGCATGAACCCCTTCTCACCCCAGCCCAAGGCGCGATCACCTTCATTGTCTGCTTGGCTGTCTATGTGCTGGTCAGGATTGGCGTGTGGTTCTTCAGGGAGCCCGAGCCCGAGATGCATGAGCATGTGAACGGAGATGGGCTCTGATGGCTGATTTTCTGACCAATCTCCGCTTGGGTGCATCAAAGTGGTTGCTCATGGCCGCGGCAGTCGTGGCCCCGCGTTACATGCGCATTATCATCGCGCATTCGATGAAGGGCTTTCTCGGGATTGCTGGTGAAATCCAGAACGGTCTGGATGGCGGCGTGATGATTACGCCGTGGTTCACCAGCGATGACGGTGCCGAACTGGCGAGTGTTCAGGCGATTGCGTGCCGTCAAGAAGCAGCACGTGTGCGCAAGTGGCATACCGGGAAGCCCAAAGCAGGAGACGGTCCATGACCCTCTCCGCATTGATCGCCCGCGTGGAGGAGGGGACGGCGTCTAGCGCAGAACTGGACGGCGCTATCTTTGATGCGCTTTCGGGGCCCGGTGTCGGCAGCGCTCGGGAAGCGGCTATTGACCGCCGCGAGCGGCCGAATTGGCTACCCCGCTACACCACCAGCCTCGATTCCGTCCTCTCTCTGATCGAGCAGAAGCTGCCGGGGTGGAGTTGGTCGGTTCATCGCGACCAGGCTGAGGAGGAGGGCCGCCAGCATTGGGCAACTGTCGCTGAGCCATGGGCGCACGGCAGGGTCATTGAGACGGCTTTCCTGACAAGCCCAGCCCGCGCGCTGCTCTGTGCCTGTCTTCATGCTCTGGAGGACGGCAAAGCCGATCTCGCGGATGCCACAAATGGAGATCGGCCAGCCCCCAAGGCTTCACCATGAGGGGGGCTGTTGTGTCGGACCGTCTTCTAGCGTTGCCCGAGGTCAAGAAAAAGACCTCGCTGGGCACCACATGGATCTACGAGCTGATCAAGCTCGGCAAGTTTCCGAAGGGGATCAAGCTCTCTGACCGCTGCGTACGGTGGCGGGAATCCGAGATTGATGCGTGGATCGCCACGCTTGACGCGAAAGCGTCCTAACGGGCCGGCAGCAAGTTCGCCGCCGGCTGTAGACCATGACAAATCAGATCGGCCCATAACTGCGCCAGCTCGGCTCGGCGCCCTAGATGGAGAGCGCGGTTATAGGCCGCTTCCACTTCATCCTTGGCCTTATGGGCAAGCATCAAGTCGATGATGTGCCGATCGCCCGGGTAGAGTTCATTCATCACCGTCGAGAAGGTCGAGCGCCACCCATGGGCAACATGCTCATCCTGAAAACCCGCCTTGGTCAGCATGAGGCGCATCGCGCCCTCTGTCATGGGTCGATGGGCGTTTCGGTAGTTCGGGAAGACGTAAGGGCCAAGACCGGACATCGTGCGGGCTGCTTCGATGACCTCTTTGGCTTGGCGAGTGAGCGGCACGACATGATCGCGCTGCCCTGCCTGCTTGATGTGCTTGGCGAGTTTCATACGGGCGGCCGGGATAACCCAGGTGTCCGCCCCGGGCGGCAGCTCGGACCACGGCAGATTGAGAATGACGCCCGGGCGAACCACGGTCAGCGCCAGCAGTCGGTGCGCAAGTTTCGTCAGCGGGTGCGCCGGCATGGCCTCGCACTTCGGCATGATCTTGCGGGCTTCCAACAAATCCGTGATAGCCGGCTGGCGTCCACGGACAACCGGGGCCATGGCGCCAGCCACCGTATCGGCCGGGTTCCTGTCAGCCATGCCCGCGGCAATCGCGAAGGAAAAGACATTCGAGATGCGCTGGCGAACACGCCGCGCCGTCTCGTTGGCGCCCCGGGCTTCGATGTCTCGCAGAACGGCAAGCACGTCCGCCACCGTCACGTCGCGAACCGGGTACGCGCCTATGGCCGGGAAGGCATCGCGCACGAGCGATTCGAGGATGTCGGCCTGGTGCACCTCGGTCCAACGCGATTTGTTGACCGTGTGCCATTCCCGGGCAACAACCTCGAATGTCTCGGTGGCCTGCTGGGCGGAGAGGATGCGGCGCTGCTTTTTGGCGATGCTCGGGTCTCTGCCCTCACGAAGCACGCCTTTAGCTTCGTCCCGGGCCTTGCGGGCATCGGCCAGACCCATGACCGGGTATTGCCCGAGGGTCAAAAGCTTTTCCTTGCCGCCGAACTCGTAGCGGTAGCGCCACGATTTTCCGCCCGCGGTGCTGACGAAAAGGTGCAATCCGCCCCCATCCGTGATCTTGTACGGCTTGTCAGCGGGCTTCGCTTTTCGGAACTCAGCTTCGGAAGCCAT